GAAAAACATTTTAAAGTAAGGATATATCGTATTACTATTACCAATGTTGATGGTGTTTCTCATGAATTTTCTGCAAGAGAAGTGCAACAATGGTGTAAACAAGTTGGTTTAACTCCTGTTGAAGAATGGTATTATGGATTGGCTGGTGATTTGTATCTTGATTTAAGACAAGATGTAAATGGAGAGCCGATGTACCCAGAAGATTGGAATCAATTATTCTGGGAAGAATTAGCTAATGATAAAAATTTCTTTATGGAATGTAATTCTCCATCTTGTAATAATAAAGTTCCTCACGAAGGCTTAGTTATCAAGAAAGAAGATATGATTCCAAGAGCTTGGAAATTAAAATGTTGGAATTTTCTAAGTAAAGTTGATCAGATGGAATTAGACAACAATATTTCTAATATTGAGGATGATAATTAATGAATAAGTTTATTGAAGAATTAAAGAAAGATCCGTTAGTATACTATATATATCAAACGGATCTTTCTATATATGGAATTCCTGATGAAGAAAATTATACTATTATTGCAGATGATAACTATATTCCAAATAACCCTGATTTAGAACATTACGCTTTTTATAAAATGTCTACATGGTGGAAAATAATGAATGAAAATTCATTACTTGCATGGATTTGCAGCTGTATGGATAAAAAGCATACTATAAAACAACATGTTAAATTAATGATACCATTAGATATTTTAAAACTTCGTAAAAATATTCTAGATCAGTTAAAATATTCAGATTACCAATCATATCCTGATTTAGATGACTGTTTATCTGAAATGGCTATGGATATTGTTAGTTTAAACTTAACTAATCAGATTATAGAAAATCATAAAATTGTAAATCTTCAAAGTCCATCTAAAGAATTTAAGTTAATACAAAATTGTAAGGATTATTATTCTTGTTTAAATAAATATAAAGAGATAATAAAAAAAGGTCTCGAAATTTTACATAAAAATACCGATGATTTATATAAACAAGAGCTAGTAAAAAGTAAATTAAATGAAAAATAATATGACAGAAAGGCAAAATAAAGCTTTAGAAATAAAAGGAAATCATAAAATATATTTACAAGAAACAGAGGATATATTTTTTAATAAGCGTCTTACAGTTGTTATGGACTTAGACGATCCGAAAGTAAAACTAGATGAAGAAAATATTGCTGATGTTTTATGTGATCATACACCAGATTGGCTTTACGAAATTTTAGAACTTTTTAACGCCGGTGAAGAAATGGAATCGGCTTTTACTTTTAATGAATCGAATTTGTCAGAGCTAAAAGAAATTTGTGACATTGTTCATGAAGTATAAAAAATGAAACTACTAGTACTTAGAGGAGCCCCAGCATCTGGAAATTTACGGAAAAACTTGTAAATTTTAAAAATAATTTATATCTTTGCTCTTATAAATAATCAAAAAATAAAAAATATGAAAGAAACTGAATTTTACATTCATAAGTGTCCAAAATGTGGACATGATATGATTTATAAGACAAAGAGCGGATTTGATAAAGCTGAAGAGAATAAAACTCTTTGTAGATCCTGTAGAGATTTAGAAAAAGGTTTAGCAGCAAATTATACACGAAATTGTCCTATTTGTAATAAGTTAATTACGTATAAAAGAAGAAGTGATTGATTAAGAGGAGTTAAATCAAATTCAAAATGTTTACATTGTTCAGATAACTCTGGAAAATTTAAAAGCGGTATAAAAATGATTACTTCTACAAGTACTCCAAAATACTCTTTAGATAACTTACTTAATCAAACTAAAGAATCTTACTATTGGCTTGGTTTTATTTTAGCAGATGGTTCTTTTTACAAAAATAGATTTGAATTTACATTAAAAGCTTCTGATTTAAATCAAATTAAAAAATTATGTGAATTTTTAGATATAGATTCTAATATTATAATATTTAAACCAAAGACAAACTCTTATAAATTAACATTTAATAATAAAAACTCTATAGAAAATATTATGAACGTCTTTGGAATACATTATGTAAAGACATATAATCCATGTAATTTTACTAATTTTAAAAAATTAACTAATTCTGATTTAACTGCATTACTTATAGGAATTATAGATGGTGATGGTTGTATAGATAAATCTGGAAAATACATCACAATAACTGCTCATAAAAATTGAAAGAAATTTTATACAGACCTAATTGATACGTTAAATTTAAATTTTCATATTAATGAGCGAAAAAATGGAACGCTTTCTATTTCAGCAGGAAATAAACTTGTAAGAGAATATTTTTATAATTATTTACAAAATAACAATTTACCAATATTAGAAAGAAAATGGAACAGATTAAAAATATAGAAATGAGGCCCAAGAAGATTATTGTTCTTCAAGGGCCTCCGTAATACGGCATCTGGAAAATCCACCTGGGCTAAAGAATTTGTTTTTGGTAAAAAAGATTGGGTTATTGTATCTCGTGATGAAATTCGTGAAGCTACCGGTACTTATTGAGTTCCTTCTAGAGAGGATTATATTTCTGATGTAGAAGAGTTTCAAATAAGAAGTGCTATTAAAAACAATCTTAATGTAATAATAGACGCTACGAATCTTAATCCTAAAACTCAAGAAAAATGGAAAAACCTTGCTAAAGAACTTGATGCAGAAATCGATTTTAAGGACTTTTTTATCGATTTTAAGACAGCTTTAGAACGAGATAATAATCGTACTAGGAAAGTTGGTAAAAAGGTCTTAGAAGGCTTCTTTTCAAGGTATTTTCCTGAAGAACTTGAAAATTATTATACTGATAAAAGAAAATTTGTTCCTTATGATGGTAAAAAGCAGAACTGCATTATAGTAGATATTGATGGTATGTAAAAGTGCCTGTTATAACTTTTCCACTAACCAGTGGGGTCAGAAATGGCTAACGGTGAACCCTAAACAGAGATGCATGGGAATACCGTGGGAAATTAAGTATTATATTTTTTATTAGAAATATTTTATTAAATTTGTAATTTAATCTAAAAATAGAACAATATGATTATATACAAAATTACAAATACAATAAATAATAAAGTTTATATAGGATTAACAACAACTTCATTAAAAGCTCGTTGAAACGGACATATTAGAGAATATAAAAGGAAAAATAAAAGCCATTTATATTCTGCTATGAATAAATATGGAATAGATGTTTTTAAATTAGAAGTTGTTAGTGATAAAATAGATGACATTATAGAACTCGGAAGATTAGAACGATATTATATAAAACTCTACAATTCAAATAATCCTAACTTCGGTTATAATGAAAGTGCTGGAGGTGAATCTAATCAATGAGATGCAAATCCTAAAGCTTGTTTATCGGAACAAGATGTTATAGATATAAGAACTATTTATAATGAATGTAAATTAACAAGAAAGGAGTGTTATAAAATGTATGAAAATAAAATTTCAAGATCAGCTTTTATAAAAATTTGAACAGGTGATACTTGAAAAGGTATTATGGATGAAGTGTATAATTCTAAAAATAAAGAATGACATAAGAAAAGTAATGGTAAACCTGGAGAATCTAATTGTCAATCTTTGTATAAAGATAATGAGATTTTTATTATTCGTAAATACTACACTACACATACATTAAAAGAAACCTATACTAAGTTTAATAAAAGTAACTCATTAGATTCTTTTCGTAGAAGTTTAATATATCAATATCTCAACGTTCCTATATATCATAAAAACAAAAAATATTGAACTTTAAATAATAAAATTATAGATATTAATACTTATAAACCTGTATCGACTATCTCCGAATCGGGAGAGTAGACTTATTATTGGTACATAAGTCGAAACGGTTATTGCTGAGTTAAACTTCAGTTAAGATATAGTCAGTACATACAGAAATGTATGATATTACGACAGTTGCCATTCATCAAGGAAGATCTCCTTATGATTTAAAACGAGTTTCTGAAGATAAACCAAATTGGCCTTTATTGTATATTTTAACAGAATTAAACAAATCTTTTCACATCATTTTTCTCAGTGGCAGAGAAGGTACTGATCAATGTAGTAAAGATACCTTTAATTGGATTAAAGATAATTTCTATGGAACAGATTGGGAACTTATAATGCGTAAAAAAGGCGATTATAGACATGACGAAATCATCAAAGAAGAAATTTATCATACAGATATTGAACCAAACTATAATGTCATAGCTGTTTTTGATGATAGAAATCGAGTTTGTGATATGTGGAGAAATTTAGGTCTACTTTGCAATCAAGTTTATTATGGGGATTTTTAAACGATTTAAGACACTTTTGTTTTTATATGATAAACTATATTAAAACTATATAAAAGTGTCTTAAATCGGCTAATTTTAATGATTATGGGAAGATATCACTACATTATATATAAAACCTATCCAAATACTATACTATATAATGGTACTATTTGGGCATTTAGTGAAAAACATGCACATAGAAGATTACGTAAAATCGTAAAGGATAATTTTTATGTAATTTATAAATAATGGTTAAAGTAACAAGACTTATTAATCCAGTTGCCAATTGAATTAGAGTTGTAAATGCTGCTCGTAAAACAGTTGGGAAACAACCAATTGATCATGAACCTTCTAATCAATTTAAAAGAAGAATTCTTTTGGCAGAACATTCTCCAATAAGACTTCTTGAATATGATTTTACTTGGGAAGATATACGTCAATGGGTAACTACACATTTAGTTAGACATCATGAAGGTTGCGAAAAATTTGTTCATACTCAAAGGGAAGATAAAAGACAATTAGATGTTCCTAGAGATCAATTACCTCAAGGTTCATTAAATGATATGGACATGACTTGTAATGCACAAGCCTTTATTAATATTTCTAGAAAACGATTATGTTCTAGAGCTTCTAAAGAAACTAGAGAGGCTTGAAAATTGGTAATTGATTTTTTAAAAGAACAAGATCCGATTCTTGCTGAAAAATGCGTACCTGAATGTGTATATAGAGGATTTTGTCCAGAACACCCAAGTTGTGGATATTGTAATACAGAAGCTTATAAAAAAGCTTTAGAAGAATATCGTAGAACAGACAATGAGTAGTATAATAAAATTTACTCATAGAAATATCGATCTTGGTTCTGGAACAAGACAAGAAAAGATTGATACCTATATAAGGATGATGGGAGGCCCTCAATCCTTATTAGATTATATTTTATTAAATTTAAAAGTCACTGAGGAAAACATAAGTGATGCGGAATTAATAGAAGATGGAACTACAATCAGCTCTAAAGAAACTTCTAATTAGAGAACCGTTTTATGGTATATTTGTTTTAGGCTTAAATAAAAGATATACAACAGAAATAGATACAGCCGCTGTTTGCAGAAATGGTATTAATTCAGAATTACTTGTTAATAGAGAATGGTTTGAATCTCAAAATGATGAAATATGTGTAGGTACAATTCAACATGAATTAATGCATTTACTATTTCAACATGTAGTATTAGACGATTACTATGAAAATCATGAACTATTAAACATTGCTTGTGATCTAGAAGTAAACAGTTATATTCCGGCTCTTCAACATGAACCATTTATATATCCTGCAATGTTTAATATGCCAGAAAGAATGGGTGTAAAATGGTATTATGAAAATGTTATAGAATATGCCAAAAAAGCAGGATATGATTTGGAAACTTTCATAAAATTACAGTCTATCAAAAATCATAAATTTTGGAAAGATTTTGCTGATTTATCTGATGCCGAAAAAGAACTCGTTAAACAGCAATTAAATTCACAAGCAAAACATTCTGCTGAACAAGTAATGAAACAAGCTGGATCTATTCCAGATTGTTTTAAAGAGTATATTAATGGATTATTTAAAGATAGAGAAGCTATATTTAATTGGAAATCTTATTTTAGAAGAGTTATTGGAAATTCAATAGAATCTTTTATTAAATCTACTAAATATAGACCATCTAAAAGATTTAAAGGTAATCCAGGAAATACATTAAAGTTTAAACCTAAAGTATTAGTAGCAGTAGATACCTCAGGTTCTGTTAGTAATAGTGAGTTATCAGATTTCTTCACTGAAATAGATCATTTGCATAAATCTGGAATCACAGTAGATATACTAGAATTTGATACTCGAATTACTAATAAATTTACTTATAAAAATAGAAACCAAAAAATAGAGATATGTGGTAGAGGTGGAACAGATGTTTCAGAAGCATGAAATTATTATAGTAATCATCCAGAATATTCAACGTTTGTTATATTTACAGATGGTTATTTAAATTATGGTCTACCACATCGTAAAAATGTAATATGGGTAATTTCGTCGTCAGGACAGAAGGCGGAATATCCAGGAATAACAATTTACATACCAAAATGGAATTAACATTAAGTGAAGTTAAACCACTAATTAAATATATTATACGTAATAACGAACGTATTCAAGACGAAGGAAAAATTCCAAAAGCAATAAATATTATATCAGAAGCTGGAATTGGTAAGTCAGAAACAATTGAACAGATAGCAAAAGAGTTAGATTATAATTTTGTGAAGATAAATCTAGCTCAGACTACTGAAACGGGAGATTAATGTTAAGAAGTTTGGAAATTAAAAAATTATTTTATAAATTTGCATAAATTATTATAAAGAAATAAAAGATATTTAACTTTTTAATTTATGTAAAATTATGGAAATAGAAAATTTATCATTTTACACTTTAAGTAGTAAAAATTTATCAAAGAAATCAGGTATTTATAAATTATCTGCAGGAGGACACATTTATATAGGTAGTAGTAAAAATTTATATTCTCGCTTAACGGAACACAGACATGATTTAGAATCTAATAAACATTCTAATGAATTTTTACAAAGAGTTTGTGATAAATATGGAATAAATAATATTAAAATTGATATTGTTGAATTCTGTAAACCAGAAGATAGGATAGTGAGAGAAAAATTTTGAATTGATGAACTTAATGCAGATTTAAATTTTAAAGATCCTGTTACATCAGAATTATCAGAATATAGCAAACAGAAACTTAGTAATTCTATTAAAAAGGGATTAAAAGAAGGTAAATATAAAAAACCAGAAGAATCATCGAAAATTGAATGTTACGATGTTCTTGGTAATTTTTTAGCATTATATGAAAATCTAGAAGAAGCGTCTAAAGCAACTGGAATGTCTATTAAAGATATTAGAGATTGCGCAGGAAATTATAAAAAAGGTAGAATTAGACATGGAAAAAGATTTAGATATGCTATAAGTAAAGTCCCAGTTCAAACATTTCATTTTAATGAAAAATTTGTAGGTAGATATTTTTCATTTAATTTTATAGATGATGATGGAATAGAAAAATTTGCTTTTAATGACTGTAGAGATGTATGAAAGTTTTTTGGTAAATTAATTAATGAAAAAAATCCTGATAAAATAATTTTAATTCCTAAAATAAAAAACCTCGTGAATCTTGGAAACCCTAGAACAGGCAACCATAATCCAAGTGTTCAAGAAATTGAATAAAGGATCAACGACTAGATAAAGTAACCTTACCGAGTGGTGTCGAAGGAGAAATATCCACGAGTGCGAGGCATTAACCTATGTATACCAATACTTAGTGGTTAATGAAGAGATAGTCTGAACTATATAGGAATATATAGAAGTATTAGATAAAGAGCTAATACGATAACAAATTGATCGCTGGTTTCCCATTATGTTTACATTATGCTTGTCTTCCTGATGAATCAGAATGTAAATGAATTGCACCAGAGTTAATAGACGGTTATGTTAAAGCTGGATATAAACTTACAGGTGACGTAAAGATGTCTTATGCACTTCCGGAATGGTATAAGAACTTAGATCCTCATAAAGGTGTAATTATGCTGTTGGATGATGCTACACGAGCTTTACCAAATATTTTGCAAGCCTGTTATGAACTTATTTACAAACAAGAGTTTTGGAGCTTCAAACTTCCACCTCGTACAACTGTAATATGTACAACTAATCCTGATAATGGAGATTACAATGTTAATAGTATTGATGAGGCAGGTACATCTAGAATGGTTAATTTTAATATAAAGTTTGACCTAGAATCTTGGGCGAGATGGGCAGAAGAACATAATATAGACGGTAGAACTATTAATTTTATGTTGTTTCACGGTGAAGAATTGATGGATTCTAAAAATACGCATACTCATATCATGAATGCTAGAAATTATACAATGTTTGCTGATATTATTTCTGGTATTGATGATTGGAGTTCACCTGAAAATCTTGCAATGATATTACAAATAGCATCAGGATGTTTTAACGATCCTGATAACATTATAGGAGGTATGTTTACTAATTTTATCGCAAATAAACTTGATAAACTAGTATCTCCTGAAGATATGCTTATGCAAGATTGGAAGGTTCTTAAACCTCGTATTAAGAAATGTGTATATGATGGAGATGTTTATCGTGCTGATATTGCAAGTATTCTTCATACTAGATTATTGAATTATATCGATAAATATTTTAAAACCCCTAAATCTGAAACAAAACTTGTTGAACAGAGGCTGTTAAATTTTATTGATGAATGCGAAGATAAGAAAAATCAATTACTTTCTACAGATTTAATTTTCAATATTATTAAAAATATTCTTAAATTATATCCTGCAAGATGTAATTCATTTATGCTTAATCCTAAATTTAGAGCAATGATTCGATAATGGAAATAATATCTACTACTTCTGGAAAAGTTAAAATTAATTATCATAGTTATTGAGATAGTTTAAATTTCTATTCTCTAGAAGACGATAATAATGTTTATGTTAAAAATAGTATAGAAAATCTTAAAAAATTAAAAGTAAAATGTGCTGATATAAGTAAAGATTCTATATTATATTTTGGGAAAACTTCTAAATTTCCAAGACATAAATTAAAAGAAACTTCTTTAAAACGTTGTATAAAACCAGAAAAATCTAATATTCAAGTTATAGGGTCTTTACAACCATCTAATGAATTTAATGCAATTATTTTTACAGGGGATGTTACTTATATTTTAAATATGGCTTGATGTTGCACTTATGGACCTTGGCAAAAAAGACATATAGAGAAGAGTGACCCTGATTTTGTTACAAGATTAATATCAGAAAATGAATGTTTACGTAATACTGTAGTAAGTTATACTGGGCCTATTACAGTATTAAATAAAAATACATTTGAGGATTTAGCTAATATTGAAAATAAAGTTTATAATAACGTAATTACAGATTTTGAGTTAGACGCTTTTATTAATAAAGATTTAGAAAGCTTAACTGAAGATACATGTGATTTATTATTGGATCTGTTAAATTCTAAAGATTATCAATCTATGGAATTAGGTTTAAAAATGCTTATAGGTTTTAATGTTAATGAATGTCCTTATACAGTAAAATTACTTTTAAAAAATCCACATTTAACAGAATTAAAAGCCTGAGATAGTGTTGGAGTTAAACAAGTAAGATCTACTGTAAATATGGATGAGTACTTTAATATTACTAATGGATATGATAAAATAACCTCTGATCTAAATAAAACTTTAACAAAATATGTCTGACGTAAAATAGCTTTAAAAGAAATAGATAAGTATGCAAAAGACTTTAACATTCCTGGATTAAACTTTAAAGGTTATGCAGAATAAAATAATTGCAGTAGCAGGATACAAAAATAGCGGAAAAAATACTGTAGCTTCTATGTTGCAATATTTATATAACTCTCCTAAATTTTTACATAATTATATTGGGTATAAACTATTTGCGAAATTTTATACTAAAGGTAATTTTAAAGTTACTAGTTTTGCTTATCCATTAAAAAGAACTCTGTCTGCATTATTAGATATTGATATTAGTAAATTTGAAGATAGAATATTTAAAGAAACATATTTTATATATTTTCCAGATTTAATTATTACTAATAAACCAGATTGTGCTAAAGTAATTAGTGAAGGCAAGTTTTCAAGAATGGTAAATAATAAAGACTTATCATTCTTGAAAACTAATTATATTACGATTAGACAATTACTTCAAGTATTTGGTACAGAATGTATGAGAGATACATTCGGAGATAAACTCTGGATTTTATCTACATTAAAACAAAAAGGAAACTTAATTATTTCTGATTTGCGATTTAAAGTAGAATATGAATCTATTAAAAATTTAGGTGGTACAACAATACTCGTAGATAATCCAAACTGTAAACCTGGAAATCATGCTTCAGAACAAGAAATCTTAGAATTAAGCACGAGTAATAAATTTGATATAGTTATACAAAATGATGGAAATAATATAAAAAATCTATTTAATGAGGTTCTTTATATGTATAATAATATATTATGCTTACTTTAGATAATTTTTATAAAATAATTAAAGTGCAGTATCATACCGATATATTAGGTTCTTATTGTGTAATAATTGTTGATAGATTTATTGAACATGACAGATTAGCAGTATTATATAAGGGTATTTTCATAGAATTAAATATATCAGGACAGTGTATAAAATCATCATATAATTTTCTTAATTGCAATCTTTGATTACTACATAAATGCACAACAGGAGATTATCTTATAATAGCAAACGAAGATACTTTTGTAGATTCTGAACAATTATGAAATATATTATATAGCTTAAAAAATCCAGATATAAAATTAATTGAATACATTACTAACACGATAAATGAACTCGATAAGACTTTCTAGAATAAATAAAATTAGGTATAGTTCCTATAGCGCTTATTCCGATCGTGTTACATTAGAATTAGAAACTTCAATTCCTCCATGTGGTTATCTATATAGTTTGTGAAATATAGAGTATTATTATTTTATGGCTCATGAAGATTCTAAATTTTATAAATATGTAAATATTTATTATCCTAAAGACGAGCAACCTAACTTACTTAATCTTACAGAAGGCGACTATATACTAGTTTCTAAAGTTGCTTTAACTAAGGAGAATATTTGAAATATTTTATCTACAACAGATAACAAATATATAATTAAAATTTTATCTTATCATGTCTAATACGTTGGATTTATCTGACTTTTATAAGGTTGAGGATATTAAATGATATATAGGCTCTAATAATGAGTCCCAGGAAATAGAATTAGTACTCAATAATGGAAAATTTGATTTATTTAAATTCTATACTGTTTTTATAAATGGAATGTGAATACCATTTATGTCTTTTGGAAAAAATTATCTTAGAACAAGTTTAACATGGCTAGGATGTATATCTATAGTTGCTAATAAAGATGACTACATATATATACCTTGTTTTTCTCGTCCGCTTAAATTAATAAAAGAGCTTGCATGAAATACTTTAGCTAATTTATCAGAAGAAGATGTTGCATATGTACCAGTTCTTACTAATATAGTAAATTCATAATGTTGTCATTTGATAATTTTTATAGGATTGATAAAATTATAATTCAAGTTCCTAGTGTAGATATTGGATGGATATATAGATTCGAAAATCGCATTTATTTAAATAAGTCTTTAGGTAAACATACATTCCTTTTTGAAAATGTTCCTGGGCCAATTTTCTATAATTATGGAGAAAATTATATAACATATTACTATGATTGATCAATATCAGTAGGTGATTATGTATGTCTTCTTGATGTTAATCATGGGCCTATAAATGAAGAAAGTATATGAAATCTTCTATCCTCAACAAAAGATTTAAAGTTAATAAACCGTTTAACTATGCTATTAAATGAAATATAAATTACGTAAGGTAATTGATCAAGGACCAACAGAATATTTTATATTTAAAAAACTTTATTTAAATTGATTTATTCCAACTTGAGCAAGAATTACATATTATACAGTAAAACCTTATTCTACATGATTTTCTAAATATAAAATATGAACATGGAATACTACAATTAATATATGAGGTAATCATAATTTTAAAGGAACTTATATACTTTTTGTAGATAGACAATTAACAGAGGAAGATTTATGGACTATATTATCTGAAACGAAGAACAAACATATAATAGAAATAATTACAATACTACTACAAAATGTATAAAATTAGTTTAAAGAATTTTTATCAGATTAAATATTTACAAAGTGAAACTTCTTATATAAAAATAGTTTTAGATAGACCTATATCAATAATCGGCCTTACTTGTTTGTATTATCATGGTTGGGCCTATTTAATAAAATCAGACGATTCATCTGAAACAATTAGATGTTATTTAAAGGATAAACTTTGTATAAATGATTATATTTGTATTTTGTCTATAAACGATATACATTGTGGAATAGAAGAACAACTTTGAACACTTCTATATAATTTAGATAATTCTAATCCTAAACTAATAGAATCAATCGTTAAAATGCTATAAAATAAACCCCAATACTTGAGATTTTTCTCTTGTATTGGGGTTATTTTTTTCTAGTTTGAAATTAAATTACTAAATTCCTTAGTAGCGCCTACTGTATTTATAAAACCATTTAATACATATGTATTACCATTAATTACAGACATTGCTGTTGTAACATATTTTGATAAAGCAGACATAGCAGGAATTTCACCATTACTTCAAATTGACTTTGCAACTTCTCATACTGGTCCATCTTGAGCAACACCCATTAATACAGCATGTGTCCAACGAGTTCATCAATCTTGCTCATTCATTGTTTCAATAACTTCATCACCATATAATAAACGTACAAGTCCTGCTATTATAACCATTAACCAAGTATCATGAAGAGATGCTAATAAATTTGCCCTTTTATGAGGGTCGCTTCATAAGCGCTTCATTTCTTCACTATCATTTTTAACGATAGCTGTTATGTATGCTCATACGCTTTGAATCCTTCCTTCATTAGGAGTACCTGTATAATCTTGAAATTTTGTTACTCTATTATTATCTAAATCTTCTTGTGTAAGTTCATCCTCAGTAATTATAGTCTTTCAAGGCTTACCTTCTAATATTTCTTGTTCAGTAGCATATCTTATATATAATTGTTTACCATTTTCGTCCTTCATATCACTAGGTAAAATGATATTTATTGCACCTCCTTGGCGTCATCATTCAATCATACGAGAAATACCATATGTTTTAAATTGAAAAAACATACCTCCTAACAATGTTCTCTGTATTAGAGATTTAGACTCATCGTCATAATTACCAAATAGAATATCTGTACGAGTTTTAGCGTTATTTTGTTGTATTGGATCTAATGCTTGAGGTAAAGGATCACCATATTTTAACTTTTCTCCAGTCTTATTTCAAAATTTTAAATAAGTTTTATACTGTTCAGATTGTTCATTTCAACGTTTCTTTTCTTCAAAGTCCGATATTTTTTGCACATCTGACTCTTTAGGTATATTATCATCAGCATATTTAAATAATAAATTAAAACGTTTGTCTTTAGTTCAATCATATTTTAAAACACCGTCTTCCATAACATAAGCATCATATGCACCAATATGTTTTAGTGTAGCTTTCAATATAGCTACTCTGTGCAAGAAATCTGGAGTTGTGGATGTAATGAATCAAAAATCATCTGTTATATTTTTTAATCCATATTTACCAGTTTGTAGATTTTTAGATATTTCACGATATGACATGTTTGCCATACGGAACATTGTATTTAATTGCATATCTTTACTATCTGAAGTAAAACCTTCTTTTCAATGCTCCATCATATCTAATAGACAAGATAAATATTCTTCTACTTCAAAACCATCGGAATAAGGATGTTCTGTACCAACAAATCTTGGATCTTTTACAGCTGCTTGGAAACCAGCACGAATAACATTACCTAAATTTTCACGTACAAAAGCTACAGATTTTAAACCAATTGTTATTTTAGAGACTAATCCTTGAATTTCACTTAATAACTTTTTTAAAGGTTGCAAACTATCAGGAACAAAAGAATTATTTAATACAACACTATCTATATATTTATCCATAGCTTGGGCAACTTCTTTCATTTTAGCGTCATTAAATAAATTTTCAATGCTCATTAATGTTCTCATACCGGTAAATAATGGCAGAAATTTAGTACTTAATTTAGATTTTATTGAAGTAACTACGGTATTCAAAAATACAATATCTAGATTTTTTTCAAAATATGAAGGTCCTTTATATTTATCATTTAGTTCATTCTCTCTATCTGCATGAGATTGTTCAAAATATGGATTATAAATTTTATCTATATCTAATGATTTATTAGGTGAATATTTACCAACTTCTACTCGCTTACCATTTATAGTTTCCTGACCTACATTTCAAGCATAATCCCATTTCTTTTTTGCTACCTTTGTAATTCCTGTTAATCCTTTTGAAGTTTCTAATATTTCAATATTTCTAGCTTCACATAATGGAACTTCATAATATTCAAAAGACCCAATTCTATTTTCCCAATCATCACCTCATCTTAATTTTGCAAGAGTGTCTAGGAAAAACTTACATAATTCTGCTTCATCTGGTTTATCTCTAAAATAAGAATCTGTTCTAGGATCCTTTAACCTAAAAGATTTATCAATATTTCCAGACTCATCTGTTACGAATCAAGGTTCAAAAAAGGATCATTGACCACCCATAAAATCATTAGTTTTTCCTTTTCAAGCTTTACGTAGTCTTTTTTGTCATTCTATAACAACTTTATGAACTTCGTCTGCTATTTTATTATGGAATGTAATACTCATTTCATTAATAATACGTAAATTAGCAGAAGGAGAAAGAGCAAAAGGTGAAAAATACCCACCCGTAAAAAATAAACCTTTACTTAAAAATTCTCCTAAATCAGCCTCAACACAAATACGATATTGGCCCCGAATCATTAACAGTGCTTTATAAATTTCTCCATAAGCAAGACGTAATTTTGGATCAACTGTTTCATTATTAGGCCCAATAATGCTTAAGCTTTTTAACATTTCAAGTAATTGTTCTTCTGTATAATCAGCTTGATCCTTAGCAATAGTAAATAACTTTATATTACTATAATAATCACTAATACCGTTAACTAGGTCTTTAGCTGTTTCTACACATGCTTGTGCATCTGGAAATAAGAGTTCGTCAACTAATCGTAAATTTAACTTAGGATGTAAATAAGCAAGAGTCTGTCAATTATGAGCCAATACACTTAAAGGAGTATTAGTATAACTGTCTCCAAAAATAGGATTAAAAGCAGATATTCTCGATACTCTTTTTGATCTAAAATAATTAGCATGATTTGATATAAACGAAACAGCTTTCATTAATAACATGTTGCCAATTGAAGCATCTAAGTAAAATCTACTATCAACCCCTTTATCATCATCTCTTAAAACATTGCCTAAAATAGAAGTGCCTTTTCTGAGTTGTACCCTTTTATGAAGGCCTTCTGCTGTTTCTAACATTATTATTTCACACCTATTATCTTTTTCAAATAAGAAAATTCCATTACCGTTAAGTTCTTCGTTATCAACAAATTTTCAATGTTGTGTAATATATTTTTCAAAAGTTCTTACAATAGTATTATGATTTCTATAAGAAATTTCTTGTGCTACTTTTTCTAAGTCTTCTTTAGTTTTACAAGCTTTTAAATCCTTAGCAATATCTAATAGTTCTTTGTCAGCGTTTTTATTTAACTCTTTAATGTACTCCGTTACCTTTTTTCTAGCACCTTCTTCACCTTCAATACCCTTACAATAAATAAGTTCATCATGAATGTCATCTCTAAAGAAATGTGTGTATCCTTTTTTATATTCGTTAGAATTTTGATCCGCTTGTCGTAGAAATCCAGAATTTAAATAAACTTCAACGTTGCGTATAAAACCTTCTGATTTTTTAGCTGCAGAAACATTATTACCAAGTATTCCACTTATTTGTTCATTTGTTGTTTTAGTATCCTTATTTGTGATAGAAATAGTTTTACCAAATATTTTACCTAACTGCCGAGTTATTTGAGTACTATTTTGTAAATTAACAACACCTTCGAATTCGTCAATATGATTATCATCATTCATATGAAATTTTACAATATGCCCATATATATTTGAAGTATTTAATGCTTGTTGTAACATACTAATATAACTCATAACTTGTGCTTCGTAAGTGTCTTTGGCAACGTTTGAAAGTCAGCCATTACTTTTAATAACATTTGTGTCTCTATTATATCAATTATCTGTTACAGTAGAAGGTGTTCCCAATCTTTTATTAGAGGTTTTATAATCATATACATGTATTTGCCCAGTTCTAGTAATTACCACTAAATCTATTTTACCAAGTATATATTTACGATTATCTCCAAAAATAGATTGTAAAAAATCTCTAGCTTCTATGTCATCTATAGAGGTTGCTATACTCGTTTCAGTTAATATTTCATAATCTATACCTCTAACGCCATCGCTTCCATCAGCAGCTTTAAATGTTTTACCTAAAGTAGAAATAAAATCATCAATAAAATCTATATCTTTTTTAAACTTATCAGAACTTAAATCAGCTTTTATTTCAGAATCATATCCAAGTTTTTTACCGTTAAATTTTAATTCTAATATTTTATGTATAGCTGTGCCCGCATCTTTTTTACTAGTATCTTTTTGTAAATCATCAAAAATTTTTTTAGCATCGTCTCTTGATACATTATCTTCTTGCATAATGCGTTTAATACTCGATTCCTCAAAAGAATCTTTTCGTGTTAGTTTATGAGGATCCACATTACCTCATAAATCTGTAACACTAATACGAGTATCTTTTTGTGTTGATTTTAAAGCAAAATCATTTAAAACCGAAACTGATTGAAGTTTTGATTGCAAAGGGGTTAATTCTGCTATAATATCTAAATGATCTATATTTGGCAGAAGAGAATCTCGATTCTCGTATAATCAAGAATCGAGCTCCTCATCTGTTGCAAACATTAAAACACTTCCATTTTCGTTTAATAAAGGAGTGCCTTTAATTTTTATTATATAACCACAACTCATATTGTACTAAGAAATACAATCTCATTCGACGTATTTATTTTTAAGTGTTGTTAATTGTTGATTTAAAATCAATCTAAAGTGTGCTCTACTTTTATAATTTAGATCAAATAATTCAGATGGAAAAATTCGTAGAAAATCTTCAAGTGTTGTATTACCTAATCTATCTAGTTTAACTTCTGAATTAACGTTAGTTTTAAACAAAGTATTTAATGCAGATCTAACAAGATTCTTAATTTCAAATGAATACATAGGAGATTTGGCATTATTAGACCATTGCTCTTTAAATTCATTATAAAATTGGTTACCTAACCATTCGACTAATAATTCTTCTTTGTCAGAAGGAGTTATTTTTCTAATATCAGGATACTTACCTTTTTCCTTCTCCCAGATTGCATTTAACAAATCGTAATATCGTTTCTTGACGTTTTTATCAGGATTAAATTTTAATACAGCACAAATTAAGTGCCCAAGTTCGTGAATTGGTGTGCTTAACTCATATTTATCAGTATTAATATAAATAATCCCATTATCAATAAACCCGTTAGATGCTTTAATTTTATCTATTTGTTCTTGAGATAAATTACCTCTAAACATAAAAGAGCCCTCATTTTGATAATTTTCTAAGTCTCTATTATCAATTAGTCTAATAGGTACTTCATTTCCAAATAGTTCTTGTAGATAGCGTACTATTTCATATAATACATCAGGAGCAGTAAAATTAACAATTTCTTGTCTAGCAATATCTGGTTTATAACCTTCTCATTCTGGTAATAATAGTCTACCATATTCTTTATACAAAGATGGTAAATTAATTACAAAATCAGATAATGATCTTGTTGTATTATTTGTAACATCCAAACCTTTTATATCTATATCTTTACTAGTATTAATGGTGCCATAATATTTTCTAGGAACTGTTAATGTACTACCTGTTCTTTGAGCATAATTAAACTTATATGCATTTTCTGGTGTTATAATTCTTCATAAGAAATCATTAATATCGTAAGCAATAACATTTTTTGCAGCAGGTTTTCCATCTTCATTAAGTTTTACTGTAATATCTTCAGCATCTAAATCTGCTACAAAATTATGAAAAGCATCCATTAAATTAGAACCAACTTGTCTATTTTGTAAATCTTCAAAAATCATACTAAAGTTAGTATTACCGAAATTCTCTTTAGATACTAAAAGATTATATAAGTAAAATAAATCTATAATGGTCTTTCCGTCGAATCTTTCAAATGCAATTTTATTTAATCCTTCTCTAGCTTGTTCATATAAATCATAAGCAGGTGAGTTTTCACTAACATCTGTATTAATTGCTAATTTATAGTATCTTTTTCTTTGTTTGGTTAAAGGATCAGAAACACTATCTAAAGTTAACATTCGTATAAATGCATTATCTTTAAAACGATCATCCATTTTTAATCTTGGAATGATATATTTATCCATTAATCGTTTGAAATTAGCAATACCTATTGCAGAATCCATTGTAAAGCGACTTCTGTTTTTATCTAACTTTGCTTTATCATTATAAGTTTCAAAATCATCTGGCACCTTAAATTCAAATAATTCTGGATTTATTTGTGCAGTTTTAACTACAAAATGATAAATTATTAAATCATCGATTGCACTTGATAACTCGTTTCACTCTTTATCCGTCAATCGATACTGTAATCCAGGAAATACTATATCTCCAATATCATTTCCATCTTTATCCGCTCATATATATTTAAATATATCTTTCGCTAATTTACGAGATAATTTTAAAGATACTGATGCTAAATTGATAGATTTTCTAATTACAGTACTAGTTTGCAACATTTCTGAGAAATGTGGAGATCTTGCCAATACATCTAATATATTAAAAGTAGTTTTTACTTTATCATATTGTTTAATTAGATCTTGTTGATATTGAGAATCTGTCATAAACCTAATAAAATCAAAAGCTTTTCAATCATTAATAGACTCAGCACTATATTTTTCTTTATATTTATTAATAAAGATTCTATTAATTCCAGATTCCATTTTAGAAATAAAAGAAAATTCATCAAAATCATTTCCTTTCATACCTTGATTAATAGCAAGAATTCTACCCAGCAAACTTACTTCTTCTGCACCATTTGAAATTTCTATTAATTTACTTAAAGCATTGTTTAAATTTTCAGAAGTTAATCCTGTTTTTTCTAATAAACTATTTTTTACAGATAGATAATCAGTTATATATCTATATAAAGATCTTACCTGATCTTTAGTGATAACATTGAGATCAAAGTCTCATCCTGAAAATTTAGCATTATTTTCTATAGCAATATTTTCAGAATAGTCAATTTCATCTCATAGATTATCATCGTCAAAATCAATTACTTCATCTTGATTAACTACTTTATGATCCGCTACTAAATTTATAACGTTTTCTAATCATTTTAAATAAGTATCTCTTATTTCAGGAATTTTCAAAGTTTTTCTTACAGCATTTACAAACTTAACAGATTGTTTATAATCAAATTTTGCAGAATCATTTTCATTTGTTAACGTAGATGTGTGTACAACTTGTTCTGTATCATTTAATATACTTCAAAGTAGTTCTTGATCTACATATTTACCTTTAGCTTTAATATCTAATTCTGATATAATATTTTTAGCAAATTCTTGTCAAGAATTCGATTTATGTAAAAAACTTAAAAATTCCAATGAACTTAAAGAACCTTGAAATAATTTTTTATTAATTATAGGTAAATCATCACGATCTAATATAAAATCAATTATATGTTTAGATCGTACTCTATTCGAACCAATTTCAAATATATTTTGTTTACTATATCGTCTTACAATATTAAACAAAGGAGATGTCATAAAATTACCAATATCATTAAATGATTCTCCTGTAGCAAACAAATAACAATAATAATCAATAAAATTACCAACTGCGTTTAATTTATCCAAACCTAAAACTTTAGCATTATCTGTTGCATATGACATAAGATTTGAATATAAATCGTAAGCGTTATTTTTATTAGAATTATCTTGAATCATTTGTAGAAAATCTACAATTTTAAATTGTGAGTTTTCTATGTAATTTAAAAATTTAGAATAATTTTTAGTAGGATCTGTAATTGTAATTATATCAAAACCTTTAGTTTTTAAAGCCTGAATTAAAGGTCTAAAGTTAATATTACCAAAAGATCTTAAACTAGGATCGTGTAACTTACCAATAAAAGTTATTGATGCTAAAGAATCAATTATATCTTGTACTACTTGTTCTATAGCATCATTTGTTGCCATTTTAACTTTATCCGCAAGTTTTTTAATTCTTGAGTCAATAGCAAAAGAAATAGTACTAAATGCTTTTTGTGATACAGCAACACCACTAATACCGCTACGTCCCACCATATTATTATACTGTTGAATAAATATTGACATAGGATTATCAGCATTCATTCGTTTTTCTTTACTAGAAGAATTCTTTTTGATCAATTCTTTACCAGCTGACATATTTAGTGCAGTTAATAAATTAATTTGAGCAGCAGGATCATTTAATGCTTCTAACAAAGAACGTACAACATTATTTTTAAATATATGCTCAGAATAAGATTTTATTAATTTTCTTTGATTTTTAGTTGTATGATTATAATCATTAACTGTATTAAAAATATCATCCTGAGCGTCAATTAAATCATCGTCTTCAAGCTCTTCATCAGTTAAAACAAACGTAACTTTAGAATCTTTTGACAATATTTCACGTAATATTTCAAATCTATTTCCAGAATTTCATTGTAGTAATTCATTACTTGTTATAATTGCCGTAGTAGAATCTGCTGTAGATAAGTCATCAGTATAATAAACATCCATCGTTTTATTACTAGGTTCTGGGAGCATTGCTAATTCATCGATATCAAATCCAGGAATATGTTTATATACAGGAAGTGTACCGTCATTCATTATTGATCAACACATAATGAAGAACTTATCAATGTCATAATCACTACCAGCAATTCAAGTTAACGCTTTTGGTAAATATATTTCATTTTCTTCAGTATCAATTCAATCAATAAATTCTACAGCACTATAAGATTGCATAGATTGCGATGGAATACGAGCTCCAACCCCCTGAAGAGATTTTAAAAAAGAATTATATTGATCTTTACTTACGCGAGATACTTTTTTAGAATATGATATTCTTTCACGATCTTGTATATCTTTAATTCACACAGGATCTATATTAATATCGTTTATATTAGTTCCTAATTCTCACTTAAATTTTTTACTAATACTAAATTCTTTTATAAGATTTCCATCTTCATCAAAATTATAATGATATTGATCACGTAATAAGTCTTTAACATTTGTTTGACTATAATTATATCTAACAAAATTAGGGCTTAAAGAATTTTTAAATTCTTGCAGTTTATTATTATCTTTAACCCATACCATAATTTGCTTATTACCGTTACTATTAAATTCTCCAACCTCAATACCATCAGAATCACATAAATAATCACCATTATAATATATACCATCATCTATAGATTTTAATTTATCTGATTGTGAATTAATAACACTTCAACGCTTTCTATTTTCCTCAGTATCCCCAACAATAACATAAATATTATCATTATTTCCAGTATGTAGTTGTAAATCGTATAATTTTTTAAATCCAAGAAGTGTTGGAGATAATAAAGAAGAGATTATTTTTTTACTAAAAAATTCAGGTCCTTTATATATAACATCACTAACATATTCTCAGCTTATACCATATTTACTACCAAACATTCTGCCTCCCATGACTTGAGCTCTTGAAACATCTGGTTTTCCTAATGTTTCATTTAAATTAATATCATAAATACTTTTATCAAAATATTCTTGAATCTCCGGAGTATTTTTGATATACTGTATTGCAGCCTTTCGTTCATCTAAATTACCTAATAAATAATACTGAAGAAAAGATAAAATAGTTTCAATACTAACTGATTCTTTACGCCAATTATATAACTCTCTAAGAATTTTTCTAGTTACTTGAGAGTTAAATGCCTCTTGAAAAGTTTCAAATTTACCATTTGTCTTTAAAGATTCAGAATATCTTAAAAAAGTATTTCTAGAATCTTTTAATTCCTGTTTTAAAGCTTCTTGTAAAGAATTTACGTCTTTAATATTTATGTTAGGATATTTTCTAACAATAAAATCATACTTTTGTTGTTCACCTTGAATAATATATTTTGAATCTTTTAACTTTGAAATAAATTCTGTCAAATAAAAAGATCTACGTTGTTCATCAAAGTCATAAAAATTATAGATTTTAAAATCAGAAGTTTTTATTCTAGAAGTTTGAGCTAATAAATTTCGACCTTGAGTATTTCATCTATATACATATTGTGTGTCAGTTTGTATATTTCTTCAGTAATCATAACTTCTAATATCATTTATTTTTACGATATCATAGTTATCATCCGCTTTACGTTTAATAAGTAAAGTATCCTCAAAATCAATATCTTTAACGTCTATGGCCTCAATGATTCCAATATCCTTTATTGTTTTTTGTCCTACTGGAACTTCTTCTCTAACGAATCTATTTTTAAACTTTTCAACATATTCTTTTGTAACTACACCAGGTTTTACAGAATTTTTATCTTTAAATAGATCTTCTAACGTTTCTCCAGGTTCCAGTATCTTACGCATATAATTACAAAAACGCATGTAATTCATATGTAACGTTTTGCCACTAATAGTTTTGATATTAAAATACTGCATAAAACCATAAGATGGTGCCTGAACAGTACCCAATCCTGGATAAGTTCTCCTCAAACTTTTTTGGCTTAAATTACTAATAATAACACCAGCAACTTTCTTTTTAATAGAAGGATCACTAAATGGATTTTTAATTTTTGACTTATATTTTTCAAAATTTTCAGCAGCTAGTTTAATAAAACTATCTGTTAATGTAGATATACCATTATTAATATATAATGATTTTACTAAAGCATCTGTAATTTCTTTAATTACAGTCTGAGAATCTAACGTTTCATAATTTTTTCTACCATCTTTAGTAACTTCTGCAATAGCATCATATATTTGTTCCACATATTCTACTAAATATCCATCTTGGATTAAATGCTGAATCATTTGGGACATTTCTGTAACATGTCCTCCTTCAACTGCATGTCCAGCATCCATCTGTACTCCAGAATATTTAGGATTCATTTTAAATTCTCATAAACTCTCTTTTGGATCTAGTACCGAGTTTTGTAAGACAGCAACATCATTTATGTTTTTAACATTAACCTTCATTGCAGAAGGAGTAATAATATAATGGATAATCTGATTTTTTAAATTTTCTTCACATAAAATAGTTGCACAAATTTTATTATTAGAATCGTCAAATTTTAAGTGCTTTGAAGCAAAATCTAATTTCATATTTCAGGCCCCACCAAAAAGTCTATCTATATCATACATAGATTGAATAGAAATTTCAGATTCCGTAAACTCAGTGCCTTTTAATTTTCCTGTTTCATCACACTCTTGTAAAATTCTACTAACTCCAGTCTGAGTTTGAATAAAACCATTAATTCTATAATATTTACCAGAATCATTATCATAAAAATAAATATAGTCATTGTGTGTAATCCATCTTCCAGGATCAACGATAGATTCTATAGAAGTTGCATTATTTCCTACACTATAATATTTATTAAGATCTATAAATTTAGGTAAAGTATCTTTATGCATTAAATAAAAAGCCTTTTCTATATTATATGTAGAACTTCAAGGATTTTGCCTACGGTTATTATTAGAAAGTGTAAACGCTGCACATTTAATCTCATTTAATTGTCCATTTTCATCTTGCCAACCATATAGAGTTTTCTTAAATCTATCACCAACTCTACGATCTAGCAAAGATTCATTTTCCATAATAGCTTGTTCCGGAGATACATAAATTGCGCCATCTGCTACTAATTCTTTATCATGAACATCACCTCCCATATCATTTACAGATGATTTTAAATCATCTATACAAGCAGCTCGTCATTCATCAGATACTCCAAAAGGTAAGCCTAATGTAAATAAAGAAACTGTACCTCCTCCGATAACAGCACGTTTAGTTTGGGCAATAAATCTTTTTGCTCTATCTTCTTCCACAGAGTAATTAGAAGAAAACGTATTACCTTTAAATCCTCAAGTATCTCCAAAATGTAATACTTTTAACTGTTGCCCTAAATACAAATTCAAATAAAAAGCAGTATTTAGTATAGGATTCAATTCAACTATAATATTACCATTTGCAATATTCTTAAAATCAGATAAACTTTGATTCGATAATTCTTTTCCAGTTTTAGCGTCTCGTAGTTTATACATTATAATATTACCAGAATATGAATTTACTCAATCAGGTCTAATTTGAGCTCAGTTATCAAAATCCGATCTTAAACTACCATCTCGATAAACAGATAAAGTAAAATCCTCATCTATTAAGTCTTGCACCATATAAGCTTTTGTAAGATTAACGTAATTATTAAAATAACTTAAATCACGTACTTTTGCATCATTATCATCATTTAAATATAGCTTAACATCATCTAATAGTACAGGATTTAACACTCATTTTTTATCATCTGTTTCTGAAAGATCAATCTCGTCCGCAAAATCTAGATTATTTATTCTAAAACGCTTTACAATGTCTTCTTTTCTATTAAAAGTTTCTAACTCACTATTAATCTTATCTCATCTAGTTATAATATCAGCGTACTTAGTATTTATATAATCTAATTCCGGTAAACCAAATATTCTAGAAAATTTATTTAAATAATTTAAAACAACTCTTTTTATTTGACGGCCTCTAACATCTGCAATTTCATTAAGTAAAAGAGTTTCACTTTCACTATAATCTGAATTTTTTTGTCCATTCTTATTATAAGCGAAATTTCTAAAAGAATAAAATATATCACTTAATACAACAGGATGTCCGTTTTTGGTAGATAACAATTTAATCTTTGAAATATTAATAGCCTTTGTCATTTGCCGTTTTTTATCAGAATATGTCATAGGTTGAATATCAACTATTATTTTAGATATATCCTCTTTTTTAATAACACGAGACTTATTTCAAATATCTTGTACTATTGCCATCTGCGCTACTTCAGCAGGACAAAGTTCTGTAACATTTTTAGTAACTCCGTTTATAGATACACTTTCCCGAACGTTAGTTTGAACAATTGCGCCTGGATTTCTAACAAAAGTATTATCGCTTAATGCATGTTCTGGATTTTCCTTTATATCGGATATAATTTCAAATGTTCTAAAAAATAGTGACCCCATTTGATAACCCGGTATATTGTTTCCCTCTAAGTTTTTAGTTACTGTTTTTAAATTATAACCATATAATTGATTTAAAAATAATGCTGCAGATCTTAAGTCTTGGCCAAAAGTTTTTGACAGTTTTATAAAGCGATCTGTTTTTGCAGGATTATTATCTCATGTAAAAATTTGAGATGCACTACCTTCAGGATCTGTAGCGAAAACAGTTAATCATACTACAGGAGCAAATACTTCCATTAAATTTTCTGCTCCAATGCCTAATAGAGTTTCTTCATAATCATTAGGTATAAAAATATCAGATAGCTGTTCAATAATAGATTTTAATCCTTCATTAAACTCACTTCAATCACCATTAAATGCACCTGTGTACTCAAATTTAGATTTATCAGAATCGTAAGTAATTGTGACTTCAACTAAATTACCATTCTTTAATGGAACTTGTAGTGATACAGCTTTATTTTTTATATCAACTTTAAACTTATCAGATCCATCTAAATTTTTAAATAATAAATTACGAGTATCAGAATTATTTTGTAAAAAATTAATTTTATTAGCAAGTCTTTTATTTAAAATAATTGCGGATCTATCAACAAGTCTTTCTGTAGGAATACTCTGTTTAACAACAGTTTGCCCATTTATATAATCATTAGCATATTCTAGATAGTAAGCTTGAATTGTATTATGAGCCTGAGATCTAAATAAATCTGTTAAAGTTTTAGGCATCTCAGACGAAAAAATATGTTTTTTAATACCCTTTGCTACACTCTTAGCAAGATAATTATTGCTTTTATTTACAAATTCAGAAATTAGATACTCTCAGTCACATAAAAAACCTTTAGAAACTTCTTTAAATATATTACTTGTAGGGTTTTGATGCCAAGCTCAATCGCTAATCACATTCATGGTATATTTAAAACCATCTAATGTGATTTTTTGACCACTATCCGTACCTCTATCATTAATAGTTTCTATTTCATTTAATACTAATTTAACTAATGGGCTTGTGTAATCATCGATATTAGCATCTTCTTTACCATAAGATTGATTATATTTAATTCTTTCTCCAGAATAAATATATCTGTCTGGTGTAATAATATTTGTATTTTTATATTCGTCTCTAATCTTAACAATGTCTAGTTCGTCTAATAGTTTATCAAAATTATATAATGTTACGTAAGTATTATAAAAACTCTTATCGATTCCTTTGCCATCATTTAATATTAAATTTTTTCTATAAATTGTTGAAAAAGCGCTTAAGACTTTAGAAATAATATTACGTATTTCATCAGGTGTAGATCTATATGTAATTTCAAATTTAGGCATTCCTTCTAGACTTTGAAGTTTTTTGAGTAATTCAAGTCTATAATTAAACAATTTATCGTTTATATAATTGCCAAAAGTTCCACCAGGAAGTGGTGCATTAGGATCCGTAACACCTATTCCAGTTTCAGAATTATATATTAGATCTCTAAGCAGTCTGGTATTAAAATCTCTAACTACTGCTTTATAATCTTCATCATTAGTGCCCTTCTCAAAAAACCCACTAAGAGACCTTTCTTGAGTATCTACATAGAAATCTATAGCTGTTTCAGGAGCAGAATCAATTAATTCTTCAGGTCCATTTTTTACTAATGAATTTGAAACCGAATCAATTTTAATCTCAAAATCTGGACTAAAACTGCCAGTTAAAACCGCTTCTACAATAATAGAAGCGGTTTTTGGCTCAAAACGTCTTTTTAGTTCAGTTTCAAAAGCAGTTTGTATATCTTCTGAATTATCACGATTGACTTTACTTCACAGAGTTTTAACTAAACGATAATCTCTAGAAGTATAATTACCTTTATATTCACAATTCATTTTCTAACAAATAAGTGACAAAACTAGTTTATCTAACTCTTCTTGAATTTTACTATCTAATGCGTCATGAATATCATCATATATTTGATTTTCATCTTCAGATAGTTCTTCATGCTGTTGCAATTTATTAAAATAATCTTTAAAGAAAGTTTTATTTTCATCTGTAAAAATAAGATTATCCATTTCAAAAATAGAATTTAAAGATTCTGAAATTTCATTATAAGGTTTTATATCCCATTGGTTTTGATCATTTTTAAACAGAGTTCATTTCTCTGATTTATCTTGGTCATTAATATGCAAAGTTACTAAATAATTATTAGAATCTTCTATTTTTTCAATAGATTTTATTGCACTAGGTTGATTGTTTAATTCACTTCTATTTTTTAACAGAATATATCCTAATGTTATAGCAGGATCTAAACGTTCAATAATCTTTAGTTTTCCATTATCAACAGTAACAGTTCTTTGTTTACCATCATTAAATAAGTATCGCTGTTCTATTAAAATATCATTTGCAAAATCTACAACCTGATCTATAGTTCCATATGATTCTATATCATTTAAAATACCATCATTAAATATTCCATAACTTTTAAATTTTTCAATAACATCGTTTTTAAATTGTCTTATGTTATCTATGTTATTATTTTGATAATTATCAAAAGCATTCTTAAAAGTTTGGTCTACTTGTAATGTAATATTTTTTCCAGAGATCGTACCTGTAGACGGATCATAAGAAACTTTAACAAATTGATTTTCATTATTTAATATAGTAAACTCATATCCAGACCTAGAAGTTTTAACAAATATTGGAATATTATCAATAACACTTAATATAGATCCTCTTATACTATAACTACTCAAAATACCTTTTAACACCTGGTCTAATTCATTTTCTGTATCATCATACTTATAGAATTGATAAGTATCATCTACCAAATAATAAAATCCAAGGTTATTTTCACCAATAATAGTTACAGGACTTATTTGTTTAGAGCCTGAAGTTTCAATTTTTAATACTTCTTTATCTATAATTAAAGTATGATTGTTATCTCATGCCTTTGTTCTATAAACCTTATTTTCACTAAAGTTATCTAATAAACTAAAATCAAAATCTTCTTTTAATTCAAGATCTATTAAATCACTAGTTCCAGCGTTTATCCAAATAGTAATAGTCTTTTTCTGTGGATCTATATTATGTACAAAAAATACCTCACCTTGAGATGGAATTTTCTTATTAGATTTTTCAGAAATACTGTTAATTAATCAATTCTTAGAAACTTGAACGTCTCCTCGATTGAATCTAAAAGCAGTACCTTCTTTATTATAATCTGTATTTTTTATTATCAAATCCTGTGTTTTTATATGATTTGGATTATCCAACTCAGATATAGTTTTGTTTTCTCTGCCATTCTCTGATAAAGTAATATTATATATAGGTGCAAAAACATAAACATCGTCTGAAGTAATAGTACCTGTACCATCATAAGAGTTTATACCTCATCTCGCATCAGCTTGTCCTTCTTCTATATTTAAAAAGGTTTCTACTTGAAGATTTAAATAAACACCATGTACAAATTCTGGATCAGCTTCAATATTATTCTGTAATTCTCTTAATTGAGATTCGTCAAATATATTTATCAGATCTTCTATATATCTTTGGTAAGTGTATGAACCTTCACTTCCAGAGCCGTCTAATAAATAATCAACACTTACATGTGAATAGAAATCATCTTTAGATAGATTATTTGGAATAACAGAATAATTTCCATTTACATCTAATTTTTTAATAGACGATAGTATTGAAGTTATAAACTCACGTCAAGTCCCTTTAACATCAGGTAAATCAAAACTATTTGAATCATTTATATCAGTACCATTACGATACACGCCAGAAGCATCACACCATACTAACTTATTACCAACTTTTTTAAGTAAAATTGTTATACTAGAAGCTCCGGTTTCATATCCAATTTGAATAACAGGATGAGGTCCCTTATTCTTATTATATATATCATCAAGTCAAAACTTACTTATTCCATTTCCTAAAATAGGTTGTTCTGCTATAACTTTATGAATAGCATTAATAAGTTTTTTTCGAGCTTCTCCTGTCATTAATCGAACTCTCTGTGAAGTATCAGGTTCTTGTTCTCCTAACTGTTTTGCAAGTTTTACATTAGTTTTATATTCTTTGATATTTAATTTCTTAGCAATAGCTTCACGAGCTTCTTGCCATTTTTCAACGGTATCTACTGTATGCTCTTTTTTGATTAAATCACAAAGTTCTATAAATTCACTAATAGATAATCGACGCTGTATACCTCTAATTCTAAGATTTGGACTTTTTGACGTAGAAGTTCTTTTATAATAGCTAACAATATTGCCATCTTCATCAAATTCAAAATCTAAGAAATCTTTAAGTAGCTCTTCATCATTTTCAATTAGACCATTTAGTATTCCAAATATAGCAAAACTTTTACCTTCTTGATTACGTAAACCTTCTACTGTACTAGTGTGTGTTTTATTAACTACTGTACCGTAAAAAGGATTAATTGATACCTTACCTTTCGCAACTATTCTAGGATCTAAATGAAATTTACCATTAGATGAAATAAATGCAAAATCTGCAACTTTTTCAGTTTGAATATTTTTACAAACAACTCCATTATAAGTACCGTTTATTATAGTTACTGGTATTGCATACATTTTACCACTTGGATTATTAAAAACGTAATATAATAAAGAATGTTTATCGTCAAGAAGGGTAGTATAATAATATCCAGTATCATCTTTAAGTGATCTTGAAATTCAAGATAAAGCATATCTTAAATTATCGCCAATATCACCCTCTCCAGTTTTTACACTAGACTCTAATGCTCTAATTTGTTGAGTTCTTGTATCTGGGTCTGAACTTAAATTTAATATAAAAGATGAAAAGTACCTTAAAAAATCTTTATATTGTTCAATTCCTTTTTCAGATTGAATATTTGTTAAAATACATTTACCTAATGTAGTAGGATTATTAGTCTTTAATCATTCTTCGTATACCTCACAATCACAATCATTATCACTTGTAGAAATTCTATCTTTAATGGAAGTAGGTTTATTAGGATCCTCAGTAGGATTACTACGACTTTTTCTATTATCTAGAGCAGTTTCATTAGAAGTAAGTGTTTTTTGCTTTTTCTTTTCTTCTATTTCTGATTCAGCTTGTTGCAAAAAATCATTTATTTCTTGTTCTGTTGGAGAGTCAGGAGTGTCATATTTTTTTACAGCAGTTCCTGGGGCTGTATCAAATTCACCTGTTTTACTTTCTCCAGTTCCTTCACCTTCAGGAGATTGTGGTTTGGGAGTATTGGTTTCTTCGATACCTTCAAATAATTTCATTCTTCATTCTTTAAAAGTATCATAAATTTTCTTTTGCTGTTCATCATCTTTAGAACTTAATAAATTTGCAGCAGAAGGTGTACCAGAATCACTAGAATATAAATTTAATATCTGAGTTTTTTCAGCAACAAAAAATGAAGCGTTACGTGCTCTAGACATTAATGTGTAAAATTCTTTTGCAGATAAAAAAGAATTATTACTTAATTTAGAATCAATAAGAACATAATCAAACTCGCCTCCAGAAATTTCTATTTTTGTATATATACCTATTCTAGGATCATTATTTATTTTTAATGCATAGGCTTGTTTATCTTCTTCAGATTCAACAACTATTGCGATTTCTGGGTTATTAGAATTTGAATTATGCTGTCCTACATAAGATTTTAATTTATCTAGTGTCTTATCTATATCAGAAGATTTAATAAATTTATCTCCATATATAGTTTTACCATCATCATACCATCTAAGTTCTGTTCTGGTAGAAAATGCATTATCTGTATCCTTATTAGCTGTTTGTAATTGATAACCTTTATCATTATAAAGATGTTCCATTACAGTTTGCAACTTACTTGCAATAGCTAACGTATTTTCAGATTTACCTTGATTAGTCTCTCTAAAAGAGGCAGATAGTCTAAAACTACTATTAAATAATGTATTTACAATACTAATTTCATTATTATTTTCTGATACAGAAGTTTGCATTAGATCACCTAGACCAAAAACCATAACTTCGTATCCGTTATCATTAGCATCTTTTACTAATTGGTTAAGTTTTATAATATCAGGCTCTCTCAATAATTGAATCTCATCAAAAAAGATAGCTACCTTTTTAACTTTTGGATCTTTAGTAATTTCTGTAAAACTAAGTTTAGATTTAAAATTTTTTATAAAACGATGCCCATCAGATTGGCTGTATTCCTCTCCTTCTGTTGTTGTATTAGCTTTAATGAACTCAGACCATGTCAAATCAGAATTAGGTTCCTCTATAGAAGTCGCTAATTTTTTAGCTTGAACTTCTGTCATTGATAGAGATATAAATTTTGTGCTATCGTCTCCATCAATAAGCCTAATCATTTTTTTAATAGTATTAGCAATTACAGCTGTTTTTCCAGCTCCAGGTACGCCATTTATAAATAAAAAGTTTCTAAGAACAATAGAATCTTTAATAAAAGAATCACTATTATCATTTTTCTTTTGCTCTAATACTTCCAATCCTGTGTTATATAAAGAACGGTTTAAATAATTAGCTAAGGCATCTTTAATAATTAATTCTTGAGAATAAAATGGAACAAATGAAGATCCTTTCATTACTGTTTTATATCAACTTGCTACTTGTTTAGAATTAGTAAGAAGATTTAAAAGTAAGTATCTGTACATACCGTACATAGTAACAGTAGAATCATCACTAGTTAACAAACCCGCATTAGATGATAAAAATGTAGGATCATCCTGAAACAAACTTGCTATATTTTGAATCAGATTTGCTTTTTGAGAATCTGAATTTGAATCAAATGCAGTAAATAATTTAGTTTCAAACTCTATACGATTTTTGTCAAACTCTGCAAATTTAGAATCACTACTAATATCAAAATCACCATCTCACAAATCAGCAAATTTTATTCCTAATAAAGTTTCAAGCTTTGTTACTAAAAGTTTAGATTTTTCATCAGAATGCTCAACAAAAAATTTGATACGTTTCACTGTATCGTTTTTCATAATTTCCTGTTGTTCAACTAAACGTTTTTCTAAATTTGCACCACCCAAAGTTTTTAAATAATCAATTTGACTTTGCAAATATTCAATATCTTTAAGAAGAATATTTTTAGTTTCTGCAGATATTTCCGCAAAAGGTTTTTTACCCAGAGGAATTCTATATTCATTTACTTTAGTATTTAAATTACTTTGAGCACTATCAATTAAAGCTGTAAAAATATTTAATAATAATTGAGCTTGGTCCAAAGCATTTTTCATAGTATTATTTAATTGAAAATTTGCAAGACCAGAACCTAAATTTTGCCTTTGTTGTTGAAGTAAGTCAATGATTTTATTATACCCTCCTGTCATCTTTACAGATAAATCTTGCAATATATCAAATGTAGGAGAGACATCCAAACTATCAATATCATTAATAATATTAGAAACAAATTCTATAGTATCAGTATGCTTTGAAAACAATAATTCATTTAATAACAATTCTGCATCATACTTTATATCATCTTGAACCAAAGCGTTTAATGCGTCAAAGTTAATTGATTTTTTTACTTCATCTAGTAATTCTTGATATTTACTTAAAGCCTGAGAAGGATTAAGTTGTAATAATGTTAAAAATTCCTCTAATGATGAAATAAATTCATTCATTTTACTTTCGGTATCAAAAAGTCCTAAAGCTTCTTCGCGAGCACCATTTAAAGATTCTATAACATCATCTGGATCTAATTCGTCGATATTTTGATCTTTAAATACAAATCTTTTAAATCCATCAGATTCTTGAGAAACTTTAAGTCAACTCTTTATCTTTTTTGTCATTTCTGAATTAACCGTTAGTCCTAATTTACCTAAAAATTTGCTTAAATAATCAGTTAAAAATTCTTTTGTTGGTGCTACAATTTTATTGTCTTTTAAATATTTATAATAAGATATAACGTTTTGTTTTGCAGCGTTAACTTGTGCATCATTATTGAAAATATCAATTTCGTCTTCGGATACATCAGGATCCATTAACTGCTGAAATTTTTCTAAATCAAAAACTTCATTTAAATGTAAACTTGGATTTAATCTTTGAAATGTTTCTATTTCAGTATTTAACGCAGTAATTTCTTCTGAAAGATTTATTATATCGGATTGTTCTACTTCTTCTGGATTTAGTTGAAATTCTGCTAATTTCGCTAATTTTTGATCCCTTATTTTTATACTATCTGTAATTCATTCTCCAATTGTAACAGACTTATGAAAAGGATCTATTTTATGGTCTTTTAAAAAATTATCGGCTTTTTCTAGAGTATCTGCATATTTTTCTTCAAGATTCTTATGAAAATCCCAAATCTTTCAAAAAGATTGTTCTTTTCCAACTATAAAATCCTTAAATTGGTCATCTATATATTTTTTAGTTTCAGAATTTTCATCTAAAGAAGCATAATCTATGTTAAAATTAACGTCTGCAAAATTTTCTACAGTTGTTATAGATTTTGATTCACCGTTTTTAGTAGTACTGTCAAATAAATTAGTATAATATTTTAATGGGGAATCTTCAAGTAGCATATACGCAAACCCCATATATTCATCCCCATTTTTACCACCTACAATATCATCATATTTTTCTCTTAAAACTTTAAGTTGATCCTGTAAAAATTGATAATCTTTATCTTCTTTTAAAGCTTTATCAAGTTCTGCAGATTTCGTTTCCAACTGTAAATTTTTTCTAGAATTTAATTTATATGATTCTATTTTTTGAGATAAATTAAATATTTGCTCACCGACACCTTTTGCTTGACGAACAGCAGTATCTAGAACTCCTATATCATGTAAGGTAGAAGCTATAATATCAGGATTGTTTTGTTTTCAGTATTCTTCTATAGATAAACCTGATTTTCTAATTTCTTCTTGAAGTTTAGGATTGGTTAATGCATATAAAGCTAAACGTCCACTATGAATTAATCCGTTTTCTTGTAGAACATCGTGTATTTGATGAGTAATACCTAATAAAAGATTTCTTACTGCTAAATTTTGATTATTATCATCAGTACCTTGTTTATATACACGAGTAGCTTTTGTTTTGTTTTCTGGGTCAGAAACAGATTCGTATTCAGTAGCAGAAAGATTTTTATTACCTAGTTTTCCATTCTTATATAATTTGTCAATGGTACGAATATACCTATCTAAATTATCGCTATCCTGTAAATCATACACCATTCTACGAACTGGAGCCATTTTGTATAACTTTTTTAATTCAGGATTTCTAAATAATTCAACTTGGTTAAATACTTCAAATGTTGCTCCACCGAGCGCTCCACCAACAAAAGAACTCGCGTATCTTTGAAGCATTTCTTCTGGAGTCATACCAAAATCTAAAGTATCATCAGGATCTTCTGTTACATTTAAGCCTATTAATTCCAAACCTTTAGTTAATGCTTTAATACTATCTTGCATTCCCTCTTCCATCGTCTCTTCAATACCTTCATTTAGAGCTCGACTAATAAAAGCATTTTCTGTTCCTCCTGGTCGGCCAATAGGCATTTTTTGTGCAGCCTCCTTAATTTTTTTAGCAGATTTTCCTAAAAATTGAGGAAATTTAGATTCCGCATTTTCTAGTCTGTCTCAAAAACCACCCTTTTTAAAAACTACTTTTTCTAAATCTGTACCATGCAAATCCTTATTAATTTCTTTAGCCGCATCTGTAAATGTTCTACGTAATTGTTGTTCTTCATCTAAGAACGATCCTTCAAAAAGTTTTTCTTTAAAATAACCAGTATTCATTAAACCTCAGTATCCACCGAGAGTAAGTAACATTCCGAGAGAGGCTGTCCAATCATTTGCACCAGCTTCTTTAAACACTCCATAAGAATCATTAGCTGATGTTAATGCCATGTATCCAAGTGATAATTGCTGTCCTAATTTTTTATTTATATTATTAGTTTGCTGAAGTTTAGCTAAAACTTTTGGAACTTGCCCAATCATTCTTTGAGAGAATAATTGTCCAGCACTAGATGTAAAAATATCACCTATATTTTCTAATGATAAAAATTTACCTTTTGCAGCATCAGATTGAGAAAATCCAAATCTAGACATTGCGTTCTCAATAGTAGTCATAGATCTACCAAAAGAATCATCATCACCACCTGTTATAAAACTATCGATCGTTTTGCCTAGTGTTGGTAAAGAAGATGCAATGCCGGTTAATGCAGAAATAACACCTAATGTTGGGCCAACATACGGAATAAAGAAAGGTCCTAATGTAAATAAAGTTTTAGCTATTGTACTTCCTATGCTTTTATTTAACCCATCAGAGTCAAATGGATCTCAATCATTTAACTTAGTTCCATCAATAGTTAAAGTATCGGTAATTTTTACTACATCTTTACCATAAGAATCACGGTTTCCAAGAAGTTCTGTATAAGGGTCTCCATTTTCATCTAGTTTTAATTCTCCTTTTTGATGAATTAAAACACCATTTTCATCATAAACGTCTTCATCATAAGATGCCATTACTAGTGATGGTCTGAATAAACCCTTAATTAAACCTCCTTTATCATTAGGAGTTCAATCTAATACATTACCATTTTCATCACGTACTTTATTAGCTTGGGCAACTTCTCTATCACTAAAATTTGCATCACCCATTTCTCAAAGGTTTCCTGTACCATAAGAGTGTCGATTTCTATCATAAAAATTAGTAATAATAGCACTGGTTTTATAGACGTTTTGAGCTGGATTAGATAATGTACTTATATCATATTTAGATGTACCGTAATAATCCAATAACGAATTAACAAAATCCTTATTACTATAAGAATTATATGATCTTAAGGCACTATTGTAAAACTGTTGATATGATGATTCATCAAATTTACCATTTTTAGTAAATTTTTCTTGAATTTGCGGAATATTTCTATAATAATCAGAATCCTTTATTCCTGTATTATCGGGAGTAATTCCGTTAGCATATAAAATTTCTTCTGTAATTTCTGGATGGCTTTCAGTATTTAATAAAGTAGCAACCCAATCATTTTTTTTCTCAATCATATTATTTAAATTGACCTAAATTTGCAATATCTAGATTTTTCATATTATTCATAGCTTCAGTAGCCTGCACTCTTGCAGTAAATCTAGTTAATTCTGATTTTGGTATATTTTGATTTGTAGACATATGCATAGCTAAAAATTCATTATCTATTGGCATATATACTGTACTTCTATAAAGATTCCCACTACGCCATCATCTGTCATCTTTTCCTTTACCAAAAGAAGTATTAACGGCTTTAGTAGATTTAGATCTTGAAATAGTGTTATATTTTACAGCATTATTGTAAAGTTGTACTAAATGTTTACTTTCATCTGGATTAAGCTGCTGGATCATCTTTTTAGTATTATCAGTAAAGTCAATATTGTTACTACTAGCTATACCACTAAATGTTAAAAATAATTTCATAGATGATTCTTTGAAAGTCCAAATATTATGTTCAGGATCATATTTAAGTTCTTCAGGATTCAAACCTTTAGCTCTCATAAGATTCATTTTTTCTAAAGTAGACATATTTGGATTTACAGCTTCAGTGTATTCATTTAGCCTTTGTAGCTTACTAAAATCAGGTTTAATTCGTCCACCTTCTGTTGTATAAGGTAATCAAATGTCTGTTAATTGACTTTCTCCGTCTCAAATAATAGCTCCACGCTCCCCTAAATTTAATAGCTGATCTCCAAATGTTATATCCTTTGAATTAGCTGCTTCTGCTGCTGTTAAATTTTCAATAATTGTGTTTAGATTTCCTATTTGTAGTTGTTTACCGTTTTTGTCAACTAGTGGCCCTACTTTAGATGCTATTGCATACATTGCAGCTGTATCCATCGGTCTATCTGGATTTTGAGCAATCATTGTTACTTCAGGAATACCACCTGTAGCAATACGCATCAAATAAGTATCATGATCATTCAATTTTTCTTCTGCCGCCTTAGCTCCAGCTCCACCAACACCAGCATCTGCACTAGCAGTTTTGTCATAATCAACACTAATTTTTCTATCAGTATCCGCTCTTAACATAGTAATAAGCATTAAATCAGGATTATATCCTTCAGCAGTAGCTTTAGCATTTAATGTATTACGAAAACTATTAGGTAAACTGGATTTAAGATAATCAAGCGCTAATCTGATATCTTCGTCAGCTATAGTAGCTTGTTTATTTGTTTTATAAACTCCATCTGGTCCGCCAAACAACAATTTACTTAGTTCATCATAACCATATCCAACTATTTTATCCATACCAGATTTAATTTTACCAGCAGTTTTCTCACTATATCCGGTAATATCAGTTTTACCAAAATCCTTAATTACACTTCTAGCATAATCACTAATAGTTTTCATGCCAACAGCAGAGCTAAGATTTTTCAATATTTCACTATCGTATGCTTTACTAGGATCGATTTGACGAATGTGCATTAAATCAAGATTTGTCAACGATACATATTTTTCTGGATCATATTGAGATGGATGAATCTTAGATACATTTCTATCACTATCCATTACATATAAATAACCTCTTGCATCAGTAGCAGGTTCTGCTCATGCATCTTGTGCCTCAAGAGATTTTTCAGCTGTTACGTATTGAGCATGATTCTGTTTTACTCTATTAACATCTTTAAGTACTCTTAAGATATCACGCATACTTAAATTTTCACCACTAGGATCTCCAGCAACATCTAATGTTCTTTGCAAACTATTTAAAAATACATCAACATCACTTTCAATACCATTCTCTTTTATTAAAGATATAATTTCTTTAGCAAATCCAGGTACTTTACTAGATTCTGAACTAGAATTAGAAGAAGAGGCCGCAGTTTGTGCAGCCCCTTCTAGAAATCTATTTACAGTTGGAAGATATGCTATACCTCCACTTTGATACTTTTTTATTCTCATTTTATTTTATTGCTTGTAATTGCTGAAGCATTTTAAGTAATGCCCTAGATAATTCATCTACAGATCTTTTAGCAGCTTTATCACCATTAATAGCAATTTGCTCTTGTGCAGATCTTTGATTTTTATTAGTATTCCTTATGTTAATAGTGCCACCTGATTTATAGAAAAATCCAGCTCCCATTGCCTGCGCTAGAGAATTTCTAATACCTTGCATTTTACTAACAGTTCCATCTAAAGGTTCACTAAGTGATTTATACCATTCTGGATCTTGCGTATAAGCATAAGTTTGAAAATCTCCATATTTATTTTTTTCATCATTAGATAATTTACTTCAGGCAGAACCATACTTATTTCTAAGTTCAGAATTAATACGAAGATTTTCACCATTGATTACTTTTTTAAGTTCTTCATTATATGTATCAGTAGCAATCTTATTCTGAGAATCACGTAATTGCTGTCTCATTTGCTGACTTAATCTGCCAATACCTTCTGCATTTCATCTATTTAATCTAACAGAATCAAGCATATCGTCTTGATAATTTAAATTGGTTAAATATTGACTTACTGCATTAGCTGTCTGAGCTCTAGCATTTTCATTTTGAGTATCAATTTGACGATTTGTATCATCTGTCTGAAGTTGACGTTGAGTTACTTGAGCATTCTTTTGTCCAGCTAATTGAGATAACTGCTGAGCTTTATTTAATTTAAATGCCATAGAATCTCTAGCGTCGGATGTAACAAACTTTTGTTCAAGATAAGGACTTGTAGTTTGATTATAACCTTGTTCAATATCAGAAAAATTATACTTAGCTCTGTCTATTTCTGGTGTTAAAAATTGTCTTTTATAAAGTTCGCCTAAAGCTCTTCTCTGAATATCTCTATCCTGATTAATACCTCTACGAACTCTACCAAACGTGTCAATATAATCCGCTATATTTGCCTGATTTATACCTCACTCTTTACCATGGTCACCACCTGGCCTTTCTATTTTAGCGTTAGAAATAGCATCTGTATTTGTTATATTACTTAACGCATCTTTCTGTGCATTTTTTAAAGCCGTATGTACAGTATATTTAGCCATAGGACTAACATCTGAAATTAACGGTTCTCTTACAGTATTTCTAAACGAAGGTAGATTTAAATTTTGTTGAGGTGATGGCTTATTAATAGGATTTAAATTTAGCCTATAATTTGGATCATATATAAATCTATTCGAATCAATCGGTTCAAAATTTAACCCAGAAAAAGTTTTAGTTAAACTTCCGGTTTTTCCATCCATACTAGACGAACTAGTTATACTTGTACTAGATGTTCTATCAAAAGGATTTACTCATTCAGGATCTGTATATTTAATAAGAGTTCCTGGTTGAGCTTTAACAATTTTGCCACCTTTTCTATAGAAAGTCGGATTATATGCCTCAGCCATTGCAGCAGCTCAAAGATTTTTATTCCAATAACTTGTTTTAGATGCAGGTAACGCATAATCATGAATCATTTTAGATCTTCTTACAAAATTAGGATCTCTTAAAGTACTTGGAACGATGTTAGTAGAAAAGTCTTGTAATCCATCTGTTATACCTTGAGCTTTAGGGTTTTTCATAGGTCTTAAATTTGTTCAAACTGGAGCCATTCTCATATATCGAGTTCCTCCAAAATATGGACCATATTGTCTGATAATAGGACTTACTACTTTACCTTCAAATGTAAACATATCTCCAAATAAATTTGGATTTTCTGCAGCTATTCTATTTAAAGCTTGCACTTTCAATGGTGTTCTTCCAGGCATAGACTGTAATCTATTTGCGGCCGCCATTGTTTGAGGAGATACAAAATCTTTTAATAAACCTTGATTTTTACCAAACCCAAATACTGCCTCAGAACCAAGAACTTTAGATCTAGTAAAAGGATTTACCATATATCTGAATGTACTGTGTGGTTCTTGAAGAATAAGTTCTGCAGTTTTGTGACCTCTATTACCCCCTGTTAAATTTTTACCTAAATTTTTAAATTTTCAATTTTGAATTTTTCCTTTATTTCAAGTAATATTTAAATCATCTAATAATTTTACAGCATCTGATTGAGATAATTCAGATTCACCATTTTTAAACAAAGTCTTTAATTCTTTAGCGGCTTCAGTACGAGTTTTTCCATTTATAGCGGAAGCGATTTCATCAGCTGTTTTTGTTATACCGTTACTCGTAATATTATTACTAGATTGTGCAGCTTTAGTAGCAACAGATTTTGCAAGTCTTGCTTCTCCAATAGTATCCTTCATTGATTTAGCTGCAATAAAACTTGCTCCTAACCCACGAATTGCAGTAGTTAAATCTTCAGAAGTGTATTTTTCACCATTCTGAATTTTTTGTACAGCTATTATAACTGGAGCTGCGGCACCAGTGGCAGATAATAATTTAATAATTGGTTTACCAACCCCTTTAATAATTTTAGCAGCTTTGGTAGCTTTAGCTCCAGTTCCTAACCCAGGTATTAGTGTAGCAGCATCCAATCCAAGATTAGCTAGATAATTACCAAGATCTTTTCTCTGATAGCCATCTTGCTTAATATCTGCTATAAATTTAGTTGTAGAAGCCGCTGCACCTGTTGTAGCACCAGCAATATTACCAAATCCAGGAACAAACGATATTCCAACACCAGCTAAATCTCCAACAGCAGCACCAATTTGCATTCATTCTGCACTAGTTAACTTACCATCAGAACCGTCTAAAGCGTGCGCTTTTGTATAGTCATGTTTTTTGGTAGAAGGATCGTTTGATACAGCAGAAGATTTAACTTTTTGTATAGAACCACCCCATTGAAACTTGTTTAACGAACTATTATTACGTTCATTTTTTCTTATTGATTCATTATTAATCATCTGACTCCGTTTTTGTCTAAATGGTGCTGCAAGATTTCAACGATATTCACCTTTAGTTAAGGTAATAGCATCAAGGTCTTTATTTTCAAAAGCTTGACCAGCCAGTATATTTTTAAGTTTTTCAATATCATAAATACGTTTAGGTTTTGCGTCCCCTCTATCTAAATATAAATACCCATCACGGCCAACTAAAACAGTATTTTCTTGCCCATCCTTTCCAAAACGTTGATATTCTGCATAATCTTTACCACGAATATTTTGATAAGGATTTATAGTTATATCTTTAGGTGCAAAGCCATAGATATCAGGATTTTCAGTTAAGCCAGAATTAGCTAGTAATTGATTATAGTTATCATATTTAGTAATAGTATTATCTTCATTCCTAACTAAATATATCGGTTCGTCAATTCCATAACGATTTTTTGTAGTACCGTCAATATAAGATACAACTTGACGATTTCCTAAATTATTGAATGCGTTTGAAACGTCTATCATGTTATAATTACCAGATAAATTATTATCTGTAAAATAACGTGATCAATATTGAGCATAACCTTTTGTAGGATCTCCAGCATTAGCATATATGTTATTATCCATATTATATCACTTAACGCCAGAATTATATGCATTGTTTCAACGTGTATTCCAATCAGAAGCTTCATCTCTAAACGCACTTATAAAAGGAGCCATTGCTGCAGAAAGGTCTCCATATTTACCACTAAAGACATCTCCTTCTGTGTATAAACGCCCGTTATGGATAGCACCTGTTTCAAAAGGAGTTCCTTTTAAAAATGGCATATCGCGAGCATACCAAGTATCTCTTGCATACGGATTGTCACCTATAATAATTCAATTTCCATCCGAATCTTTGCCTATACCAATACCAGCTGATTCGGCAGCTTCTCTATTTCCAATTCAATCTTTGTCAATAGTAGGTTTATTAGAATTTCCACTACTATCAGAACCAGCATTATCAACTCCTTCACTAAATCCCATTAAATTAAGAGTCTGTTTATCTATATCACTAAGATTATTACCCCTAATTCTATCAAATAGCCCTTTTCAATAAGCATCGCGGTCTGTAGAAACAGTAGGATTATTTACTCAATTTTTTAAAGCATCAAGATCAGCTTGTTTTCAACCTTCTGTTTTATATCCTTTTCTAAAATCGTCATCGCCTTCAAGATAAGCACGTATTGCTTTTATTGTTTCTAGTCTATTATTATTTTCTGGACCTTCAAGATATATAGATTTTCCATCTTTATCTTTAGTATAAAAATAACCAGAACCACGAGCAAGAGCTTTTAAATCAGGAGTAGTTTCTGTAGTAGAAGGTTTTGCAATATAAGCACGTTTTAAATCTGAAAGTTCACGTTTAAATTGATCTGTTTTTGTATGAAATGTAGCTCCAAAATCTTTTTTAAGTCTACTATCCATTGTAGAAGCTTTAACGCTTGCAGGTAAATAATCATATACACGATCTTTACCATTACTATCTACAATAGAGATTGTATTATTTCCAGAATTATAATTTACAGTAGCACCCTCTTGTAGAGCATTCATAATGCCACCAGTAGTCTCACCTAAATAAGGTCTGACAGCATTAATGGCATCAGTTCCGGTAAGTTCTTGGCCATCGATTATAAAAGTGCCACCTTTTGCTAATTTTTTTACTTGTGACATATTATTAATAATAAAAAAGGAGATTGAGGTTTGCGCCTCAACCTCCTATGAGTTTTCTACTTGCTAAGCTTAGCACCACCGCAAGCTTTCTTTGATTTCATTTTAGCACCGCATTTCATGATTTTTCCACCTTTTCTCATGAATGCTTGACCTTCCTCAGGAACTGCACCAACTGGCTGCTGAGCACCTTGTAACATTTCAGCTGCCATTTGAAGAACCATCATAACAGCTTGAGGATCACCGATTTGCTGCATTAGCATTTCCACTAACTGTTGAGCTAACTGAGCAAGCTGCTCTTCAACTCCACCTTGAGCAGGAGCTGGAGCTGGAGCTGCACCCTGACTAGGATCAGCAGGTAGTGCTCCACCTTCTTGCAATTTTTTTATTGAATCATAAGACTTGATTTTCATAATTAAGTATTGTTAATTAAATTGTTAATATCTTCTTTAATTTTATCATAATCTATATTATCATATTTTATTATATATAATTTACAATTATTATCAGCACATTTATTAGATTTTAAAGCATCTCGTCTGACTGTATCATTAAATGATAATTGACCTCCAAAACATTTTAAAGGTACATAGTGTTGTTTTCCATTATATTCGATTGCTAAATTATGTTTATAACTATATATGTCAAATCGTTGAGGTTTTAATCACTCTGGTGAACATTCCCATTTTCAATCAACGTTTGGAAAACTTTTACACAAAAATTCATATATTTTTTGTTGAGTTTTTAATGGTTTACAATTAGGACATCCACAACCAGAAATATGATTGTGTGGTTTTTGTCAAAATGAACCATGCGATGGGCAAATTATTTCTACAGGAATATCTTTACCATTATATACAACTTTACTATAATCATAAGTATTACCATGAACTTCTCTAGCTTTTATTATAAATTCCTCAGTAGTCATTTTTTTACCAGAAAAACATATAGGGCATCCATGACCACTTAAGTGGTGAGATGTTTTTTGTTTAAATCAATAATTATGTTTAAGACACTTTATGTCCAAATATCCATTTATCGTAGTATAATTTGAAAAATCATATTCATATAAATTTCCATGAATTTTTCTGAATCTTGATATTAACTCTTCTTGGGAACATTTTAAACTATTAATTCTGTTAATAGCACTACATTTTGGACAGTTTTGTCCCTGAAGATGGCAATTAGCTATTTGTCAAAACTCGCCATGGTCAGGGCAAATAATACAAACTTTTTCACTTGATCTGACATAATTAACTTTAGAGTAGTCATACTTATCCCCATGAATCTTTTTTGCTTTTTCTATAAACTCTTCTGTAGTTAATTTACTCATATATTACACATATTTAATGCGCAAATATAGCGAATAATTTTAAATTAAACAAATATTTTATACTATTTTTCAACATATTCTGGATCTCTATTATCCTGTCTGTCTAATTCTTTAAATATATATCGGCCAAGAGCTTTATAATCTGTATCTGATTTAGAAGAAGCTGCTTTTTTAGCTTTATGAATAATTACTCTAGAACTAATTCTTGAAAATATTCGATTACTACCAGAACCTAAGTCAAACTGTACTGTGCCATCATCATTTAATACAAGTAATTTACTGGTTGGTAAATCTTGTAAATCAGACTCATCAAGAATTTCTACTTCATCTCCAGATTTAATATTTTCCGATTGATTTAATTCAATAACTGCAATAATAAAAGAATTATCTGGGGCAATACAAGTAAGATACTCTAAAGAATTTGGTTCCCCTTTAAGAACTTCAATAATTTCATAATTCTCGTTTATAAAAGCTATATTTAATTTTAAAGAAGTTGATTCCATTCAAAATGTAAGTTCTTTCTGCGGAGCATCTTCATATGAAAATCACATGCCTTCGGAGTTATCTAATTCTTTTACTCCTTTTAATCCATATTCCTTTTCTTCATCAGTTTTTGCTACAAGCAAATTATATGTTTTATTGTTAATTGTTATATCGATACTTGGTAAATTTTTATAGTCTATCATTAGAAAATCATTGTTTATCTGGTTTAACATAATCCTTTGGAATATATCTTTCTTTTCTCCAACTTTTTAAATTTAATAAATTTATTATACTTTGTTCTTTTACTTTGTATTTGGCAGCTAATTGACTTAAAGTATACTCCTTATAAGTTTGTCTAATTATTAAAACTTCTTTATCTGGAATTTTACAATAATGTTCTGATAATAAAACATTAGGATTATAATTATAAGGTATTAAATTAGGATAATTATAAGTTGATAAATAAATAATTCCAGATATAACTTTACGAGTACAGTTGTACTTTTTACAAAAATCAGATATATAGTATTTAGATAAATTATTTCTAATAAATAAAATATCAGAATCTGATAATTGATCATTCCGTTTAATTCTAGTAGGAACTATATAATTTTCTGGAATACAATCTGTATAATTTCACGATCTTAAATGTAAAATACTTCTTATTACATTTTTTGATACGTTAAACTTATTACATAATTCTATTATAGAAAAACTTTTAAAATTAGACCTAATTCATATAACATCGTCTTTAGTTAATTTTGAAAAAGGATTTCCATCAGCACGATTTGTTAATGAAATAGAAATTCCGCATTTTTGTCTATGTTCTAATGATTTCGGAATACCTTTATTCGCTTTAGACAATCTTTCCCCAATAACCTTTTTGTAATCTTCAGATATAGCTTTATATCTAGAATCAACTAAAGTATTATATCCATTGTTTATTGTATTGTATTTTAAAATTAAAAATGATTCTAAATCAAATAATAAATCTCGATCAATTGTATATGGAAAAAGTTTAATAAAAAAAGTTTCAATTCCCAAAGAATTAATATCATTTTGAAGTTTTTTACTAAAATGATTTTTATCATTTAATAATTTACAATGTGATGTAATTCTTGAAATAAATGTTTTAGCAGAACCAATGTATTTTTTTGAATTAGCTGTATTATAAATAATATAAATTCCAGATTTCTTACTATAAGCCTGTCCAACATGAATTCTCTTAGTTAATACATCCTTTAAAGCCAAATTAGCTATATATTTGTCCACATCTATACACTCACTTAATTCTAAAGCATCCTTTTTACTTAATTTAAAACCAAGCTCCTCATATTCCATTATTCAACTTTATCTATTAATCCAGCATTATCTGTACTATCATTGAATAATGCATCTACAATTAACTTACCGGCTTTAATCATATCGTCTTCTTCTCCAGATTTCCAAAGCTTTTCTATTTCTGCTGTTAATTCAGAAGATAACGTAATTTCCTCTTTTTCTATTTCGGCAACTTGTTTAACTTCTCCATTTTCATCAGTAGTAACAACAGGAATACCTTTTTTTGTAAGTTCTTCTGCTAATTCTGGATTTACATCTTCCATATGATGTTTATGTGCATGTAACGCTCCATCTGGAATTAAAATAGAACCTCCATTTTGTAATTTACTAACATCAGATAACTCAGGTTTTCTCGCAGAATATATTTTATCTAATTCTTCTCTAGAAAGCATTTTCATACCTTGTTTACCAACACGTGTATTATAATTCTGTCCAGTCATTCCGTACATTTTTCTGAAATTTCTAAAATTAATCATATCTGCATTATATGGAACACTAGATATGGTATTATTATTTTTAATACCTAAATTTGATATTAAATCATCATTCATTATAGAAGAATCTACAAGATTGTTTAATTTATTTTTTCCAAAGAAAAATCTGCTACCTGCAACATCTTCTGCAGCTCTCATATCACTTGTAGTTCCAGAATAAGCACCAGATAACATTTCTGCTTCCCTAGACATATTATAATCTTGAGTTTTAGGAAGTGCCCCAAATCCACCCAATAAACCAAATGTAGTATTATTCATTCAATTTAATGTGTTGTTAGCAAATTGTCCAAATCCAGACATGCCAGAAGCTTCTTTAGCTCTTTCTGATATTTTACTTGTATTAATATCAGCAGCTCTAGTTATTTGAGAAGATACTGATGCTAATCCTGCAGCTAACTGTCCTCAAGGTCCAAAATTACTAGCTATTTGTGCAACAGCTTGTTCATCTTCAAACCCAGAATTATCGTCATATGTTTTACCAAATAAAGAGGTTCCTATTGTAGCGGCCTGCCCAAATAAACCAGCTACATTTAACCAATTAAACCCTGTTGTTCCACCAGGCGTTTTATTACCACTACCAGGAGTAGGCCCATTAGTACTAGATTGAGCTTTTACATTATTAGCAGCTTTTGTAGCACTATTATTAATCGAAGGTAACGCCATAACTAACTATAACTTGGTGTTAATATTGTTCTAAGAGCTGTAATAATAACCATGTCCTCACCAGTATATTTCACTCTTATCTTTACAAATTTATCACGAATTCTTGCTTCTTTTGTTTTACTATATTTTTCTTTTATACCTGATCAATCATCAACATCACCATCATTAATACGATATTTTTCTTTATATTTGATAGGTTCTATAGTAACATATCAAGAATCCTCTTTATAATGTATATTACCCAATCTTCTACCCCATTCTTCAATATTTTTGCAATCTTGTGTGGTAATTAACGAATACTGATTTAGTACATCATCTCAGACAACTCTACAATTATCAAAGTCTTGAGAGGATTGGTATTTAACTTGTTTTACTTGTCCACTATGAGCTCGTTTCTCGTTAGCCACCATAAACTTAGGTTTATTATAAGTAGTATCCCATTCACTTTGCCAAGTTTGCTCACTTCTGAATATACCAGTTTTATTAAATTTATATACATCACCTATAATTTCATACTCAATTTGTTTAGGCTGTACATTATTAGAAATAATAACAAGATTGTCAAATATTTTATGTAATCCGATTTGATCATTTACAACAAATTCAAATTCAAATCGTTCTTGTCTTTCGTATCATTTAGTAGGCAATATTTCATTTTCAAACGAAGCATCACGATAATTTATTTGATTAAATATACCAGCTTTACCATGAACATAAAAACCATTTTGTAAAAACGCTTTCTTTTGTTTTGTATATTTATCAACATCATTTCCTTCTAATACTTTATTATCAACAACAATACCTAAAACATCATGAATATAAGTAAATGCTGTATCGGTATCTAAATCATATTTTTTATCAATAACTGTACTTAATTTAACTTTTAAATTTATCTTTAAAAATGCTGGTACATAATCAATAGCGTTTTTTGTAATAGTAGATAAAACATCAATTAAATTAATTTGATTTATTGTTAAAATATTATCAGATATTAAAAACGCATTTCCATAATTTGTAACTTTTATATCTATTTGATTATCATTTTTATCTAAATACGCAGTTTCAAAAGATTCTATAATATATTCATATTGATTTGGTAAATCGTATCCAACAGTAGATAAATGAATCGTATGATTATTATTTACATCAGTAATAGTTCATTTATTTTCTCCATTGTTAACTCTTACTCCAAAAGTACAATTTTGATTATTATAAATATAACTTAAAATTTTAGCTCTATCTTGATCCAAACTATAAAATATATTATTAATATTTTCAGAATATAATGGTGTTCAAGAATAGCGAGTTATTCATTTATTCATACGTTCATTATAACATAGATTCCATGTGGTGTCTTTTAACTCATTATAAAAAGTAAACATTACGTCGCCTTTATAATTATTAAAATGACTTTTAACGTTTTTTAACGCTACAATTGGATATTTGTCTTGTTCGTATAATTTTATATTATCGTTTAAGAATCTTTGAACTTTCATATCAGAAATAGTTTCTAATCCTTTTTCTGAATAACGCCAAATTTTCTTAGCGTATGTGTCAACACCGTATATACCAATAGGAGTTCTTATTACAGATTCTGACCATATACTACCGAAATCAGGAGATATTAAACTAATTTGATTCTGTATAACACCAGCTCCATACATGTGTATAGATTGACCTGTTGTGGTAGACAATAAAGCTTTTTCATTAATAGGTATAATACCTAATCCATGTTCAAATACGCAGAATAAATTAACACCATAAGGTATAAGTTTAACTATTGCTCCATATTGCCTATCTATATCTTTAAACGATAAGCCTTGGAATATTCTATAAGCATTTTGAAAATCATCTTCACGTTGTACATTACTAAACATAATTCTATTATCGTATATATCTTTAATATAAGGTACGTTGTCAACAATAAAATTACGTCTTTGACCAACGGTTGAATTATAACCATCGTTTAATAATTTAGATTCTTCAATTTTTTGAGCTGATGCTACAGACATATCAATAACAGGATAAAATGCTCTAGGACTACCCATTAACGCATATTCACTACTATTACTAGAATCAATTGTACGTAAACCTAAATTATAATTTGATAAGCATTTATATGTAACTCAAATACCGAGCGGTACTGTATTTACATCCGCTCTATTTATATTAGCAAAATTACCAATTTTATCTTTATCTGTATCTTCATCAGGTTCAACATTATTAATCATATTAAAATAACCTTTGTAGTTATTTTTTCATGTATCAGGATCAATAATTATATCTGTAACTGGAACTTCAGAATCAACAAAATTTCTATTTATTCTAACAGTAACTGTATTAGAATAGCAATCTCCTCTAAAACAATCAACATTAAAGCTATTATCTATTCCATATCTATCAGATATTGCATAAAATGGTGCGGTATCTTTACCTCTTATGGAAAAATAATCTTTAATAAGAGCTCCAGAATAATTAGGAACTTTAATTGTATATACTGTATTTTTATTTAAATTTTGATTAGTACCTAAAAACGGGCAATATACACCACGTAAAATTTTATTAGTTGCGTCTCGCTTATTTGTTTCTGAAAAGAAAGAAAACTTACTTACATCTTCTGCCATTCCGCATTTTGTAGAATATCCCAAACCATTAATATATTTCATTGGTGTTTCAGAATCAACATATATTAATGTAGATTGTACCTGACTATTTTGTGGAACATTATTAACGGCGGCCGTATCTGTTACATAATAATGACGTTTATTTCTTGCTATAGAATTACCATTAGGTTTTGCTTGAAATTGTGGTTTTAAAATAAACTCACTACCGTCAAAATTTGCTTGTAGTTGTGTATCAACCATTGCATCTACACAAAGTAAACCAGAACATTGAGAATTTTGAGTTTCTATAATATGCGATTCAAAACTTGTACTAAGTGTATTATCATTAGTTAAAAAACTTTCTGCTATATACGCACCCTTATTTGAATTTCTAGTACTATCTCAAATAATAGGAGTATTGCTTATTCTATCGATACCTACAGAAAATCCTTGTCCTAAGTTGGTAGGAATACGTTTCTGTCTAACAAAAAACAATCCTTTAACGTTAAACTGTTTAAGAGCGTTTTTAATTTCATCTGTAATTTCCATTTTAAAATACAACGGTTTTACAGTTTGACTATTATTAACAGAGGTTTCTTCATAATTAATAATAGTTACGTCTGGTGTTTTAAACACTCCAAACGTATTATCTAGAAATTTTTTACTAGTTAAAAATTCATCTCTTTCTAGATAATTCATAACCTTTTTCGTTATACCAAATTCATCTTGTACCTCAGAATACAACGGCTCATCGGTATCAAAATTATATTCATCGATGTTTGAAAAGTTATGGCCTCTAAGATTAAATACAGGAGTTAAAGAATCATCATTTAGTATATATACAACCCCTAATCTATATATTTCATCTGGCCAATAACCAAGATTATAATATATATTATTAGTACTATAATATTCTGTTTGATCGATATCGTCACCAAATTTTTGAGAATAATCTTTTGCACTTATTCAACCAATACTATCTTTTTGTTTTAAAGTAACAGGAATAAAATATGATATATTTTGTAAATTTTTAACATCTACCATATTACTTTGAACATTTCCAAAGAAAAGCATATTTTGAACTTGTGCCTGAGTTTTAGCGGCAGTAACAATATTATATTGTATATTAATTTCTTCAGGAGTAAGTTCTTCTTCATCCTCAAAACCATTAATTATAATATCAACAACATTATCACGAATTTCATAAGGATGTTGATACATTCCAGCTTTAGTTATTCTAAAGCCGTTTTGATCGCAAGTTTCTCTAATATAATAAACATATATTTTTGAAAAAGACGTATCAACGTTTGAAATACGAAGTTTAATTGCTTTATCAGTACGTTCGTTAAAAATAGTACCGGAGATTGTATTTATTCTATTACTATATCCTTTAAATATAGAAACTATTCCAGATTCAGCAACAACATCAGTTTTATTATAATCATTATCAGCAAATTTAATATAAAAAGTATAATTGCCGCCCATTAATTGTCCAACGTTTGTTACGTTTATTAAATCAATTTTTGGAATGGAATTAATATTTCTAAACAATCTGGTTTGCTGATCTATTTTTCCAACTTTATAAAGATTTGTTTGCTCTCTTTGATTTCTATTTATAATCTTGTAACGATCATCCTCAATCTTACTAAATCTTGTATTTATAATTCTTGGCGGATTTTTATCATCATTGATAATTAAATTAACAGTTCCGTCGTAAGAAGGTTGACATTCCAAATTTAATGGATGATTTAAATCAATATTTAATTCATCTGTATCAAAATCTACAATTTGGTTGTTTTCATCAAGTACATTCCTTAATGGATTATACTCATGAGCCATATCACCTTCTTGTTTATACTTTTTTAATTCTAATTTTACATTCATATTAAGTTATAGCTACTTCTGAGTCAGAAACCCCCATATAATTTTGTTGAATGTATTCAGCCGATGTATTATGACCGTACCCTGATATTCAATAGTAATCTCTAATTACAAACATTACAGGTGTACTACAATTATATGTTTTATTCAACATTGCTAATAATGGTACGTCATTACTATTTAAAGAAGTAGTTTCATAAGAAAATTCATCTAAATATTCACTGTCTTCATCAGAATGAGCTTGAACAAATGTATCTTCACGCCAAGAAACAATATTTTGTTCTACCAAACTATTCCTATCATTAATTTTTTGTTGAACTTGTGCTAATACAGCATCTATAGTATCGGTGTTACCATCATATTGAAGTTCTACAACATTTTTATCTAATTTTATTCCAGATAGTAATAATATTTCTTTTTCTGTAGAAGATAATTTGAAAAAATTATCAATACTACTAATAGAACTTCTATCTAAAGAGTTAAACATATTGTGGTTATTAAACGTTCAACTATCAAATGTTAATTCTGGATAAGTTTCAATACTAATAGTTGGAATTTTTGTAGAAGGTGTTGCCTGTTCAGCTTTATAAAAATTTCCAATAACAGAATAACCCAATCCTTTATAATGTTTTATTCTAGAAACTCAATTATTAAACAATGTGTGTGCACTTCCAGAATCAGAAAACGTTGATGTAACTGTATCTCCAGATGTAGTTAAATTACCAACTCTAACAAATAGTAGTTTTGATTGTTCTGTTCGTCTTCCTCCACTAGAAGCTGTTTCACCAGGATATTTAAAAACAGCATAATATGTAGAAGAAGTTGTATCTCCAGTAGCAGAAGCATATGTAAATCCATCAGATAGCCCTTCTCCTATTTTGAATTTTAATACATTGTGATTCTCAGAAGGTCTACTATCATCACCAAGTGTTTGAGATGGTATATCTAGCTTACAAAATAATACATCGTTTGTATTTAATTTATTTAATAATTTCGATACAGTACTATTGTTAAATGAAGTTGTTTTATTAATATAAATATCTTTTTGAGATCCATCATTAATAGTTACTTCTAAATCAGGTTCTGGTTTACCATTTGGAGATATATCATCTTCATAAATACCATTTGCTGTAATAATTATATCAGTAGGACCTGATTTTTTAACAGGACCTTCTTCAATTGCTACAATTTTTCCAGGACCGCCTTGTTGTATGAGCTTATAGTTTAATGTTTTCTTAAGAGAGTTTATTCTGGAGTCCAAAATATTTACATCGGATTGTTGTATTTTACCAGTAGTAGTGTTTATTAATGCTGATTTTGTATTTGTATAGTTTAATATACTATTTAAATTAGTTCAAAGAGGACCTTTCAATACTTCAATGTCCGAATTATATGTAATATTAGTTTCAAATTTTAATTCTGAAGAAATATTAAAATCAGGAATTCCATTTTCAGAATTTATTAAAGTACTATTAATATAAGTAGGATATTTGTTAAGTTCTGAATTATAATATCAAGTTGTATAATTATTATCATATTTTGCATCTTCGTCAGTAATAACACTATTTGGATCAATTTCGGCTGCCACACTAATATGTTTATTTTTAATATGGTCTGGATAATTATTTATTCATTCATCAAAATAAACTTTATCATAATGCTTTGAAGAACTACCGTTTAATAATTCTGTAGCTAATAAACTTTTAGTTATTAAATCTTGACGTAGCAAACCATTGGATTCGGGATCAATAAATCTAAACGATATTTGATAATAATCTTCAGCATAAAATTTAGTAGTATCAAATACACCGGTTCAAGGGTCAAAATCAATTTTTAATATTGTATCACCAACTACATTTCAATCATATATAGATCTTCAATCTCCAATATCAGTATTATTAGAAATTCTAGTAATTTTATATTGTAGTTCTACGTCTTGTGCAAATACGGAAGTTTCCTGCACCCCAGAAGTATCAAAATATAAAATTAATTTGTCGTCAACGGTATATCTTCAAATACCTTCTCCAATATCAAAATCATTGACATCACCTTTTTGCGCTAAGTCAAAAGTTAATGTTCTTTTAAATTTATCATAATATACTATTTTCTGATTTAACTCTACAAATGGCGTAACTACCAATTCCAATTTATCATCAGAATCACATTTATAATCATCTGTATTAGGTAAAGTCCAGTCAATATAATAACAATATGTTCCGTTTTTAAGATCAACTATTTGTATAGGAGAATTATTACTATTTTCACTTACTATAGACGGAAGAGCGGAACCATTTCTTCGTATTTCAATTAATAATTTTAAAGATCCTATTGTTTTAACAACATGATTATTATATAAATAATCAGAAATAAAATATTGAAAATTTAATGATAATTCTTTAAGTGCGCTTTGTCCAGTAATAGTATAAGTAGGTACGATTACTTTTCGTATATTTACTTTAAAATCGTCAATTTGTGCAAAACGTAATTTTGTAGCCATATATCCAGGAACTTTTCAACTAGTATATGTATGTTCCTGTGTATTTATTTCTATATTTTTTGTAATATCATAAGGTTTACGATTTTCATCAAAAATATAAAATTCAAATCCTTCAAAAGTTCCTAAATCTAATCCGTTTGCACTATTAGGAAGGCCCGTTAATTCAAGTTTATATTTGTCACCAGGATTTATTTTATAATTTTCTGGAATAGGTCCATAGAATAATTTTAAATTTTCAAGATCTTCCGTTAATTCTGAATACTTTATCGAATTTATAATTCTATCTCATATAGAATTAACATTGTCATAATTTAAATTATTGTCTGGGATTAAACCATTAATATCAAATTCGTCAAAAATTGTTTCTGGAGAAGGATACGAACCTATCTGTACATGTTTAGTTATAGGATTATACGATACTATATATAATATATCACCGTATTCCCTTACTCCAACCGGTATATAATTTTCTTGTAATTTACAATCTTTTAATGGAAAATTTCCCTTATCATTTTGTAAAGTATATTCGTTTCCATCATAAGTAATCAGAGTTCCATTTAAACAATCCGTTAAAACTGTATTTGGAGTGTTTATTGGATTTAAATCACTGATCATACCATCAGTGAATGTATTTACTGCTTCTCTTCTAGCCATTTACTTTTTGCATTTTACCATTTTTATCTTTTATTTCAATAAGTTCTATATTTCGTGTTGAAAAATTACTCAGAGTATTTGATAAACCCTGATCTTCTTCGCCTGTTAATTTAAACAAATATTTAATATTATATAACAAGCAAGCTTCTTCTTTGATTTTATATATTCTTAATTTTGGAAATGTGATTTTATTCTTATATCTACCTTTTTTCTTAGGTATTAATGTATTATATTCTTCTTCAGTTAATCCAAAATAATAAATCCCATCTCATACAGGTTTTTTTGCAAGATATTTGATTCTGAATTTAATTCTAGATTTAATGTTTCTATATTTTCATCACAAATCTTTATTATTAAAAAGTCTACCAAAATACATTAAAAATCCTTTTTGAGATTTAAGCATAACATCTGCACCATTATTATTTAGTGTAAACATCGACTGAAACCCATGATTTAGAATTTTTTCAATTTCTCACATTTCTAAATCAGGAAATTTCTCTTTTATTTTATCGTAATAATCTTCAACACGCTTAATTTCCATTAATAATACTGTTTACCTTCATTCGCATATTTATATAATACGTCTTTAAATCGTTTATTAATATAGATTGGTTTTTCTTTATAACGGCCACCTGTTTCTCAAGAATATATCATTTGATATCCTGTAAAGTTGGTCATTAATAAATCTAAATCTCTAAACGCACCATGTTGTCTTGCAAATTTTAATGTCTCGCCAGTAATAGGCTTAACAAAAATACTAGCATATTTATGATTAAACAATGGTAATACAAAGGTAGCATTATTTTGGATAATATCCAAAACTATTAAATAACAGCAATATGTAAAAACTAATGCACAAAAACGTTGCTTTTTATTACATCCGTATTTATCTTGTACAACAGTTCTTTTAATCTTTAATTGCTTTAAATTAAAAGTACTAAAAATATCGTATGATGTAAAACAGAAATCAGTTTTAATATATGACATATTATAATATAGGTTTACGTTTTCAAATAATCGGATGATTATTATACTTCCCAGCCGATTTTCTTTTTCCGGAACAAACTTCACTTATATTATGCGCAATTACGCCTAATATTCTTCCAGCTTCTTTTTGAGTTACAAATTCTCCAATTATTTCATTTGTGATAGAATCAATAGCTATTACTGATACTTTAGGCATACTTTTTACATTTCTTGCTTTAGCCAAATCTTCTTCTGTAATAGTATCATCAATATATCTAAAAATATATTTATCAGAGTTTATTTGAACAAATGAAATTAATCTTCTACAATTTTTAGTAACTTTACTGCAACTTATATTAAATTTCTGAGAAATTTCTTTTGAACTAGAGAAAGTACCTAGTTTAACTCCATCTATAGAATACATAGATATTTCTTTTTGATAATTTACGCTTATTAAACGATTTAAATCTGAATCACAAATTCCATTATCAGCCCATCTAAAAATAAGTCTTGTATTATTTCATTTTACAAAAGTACTTACTCTATTGCAATTTGATCATATTGTACTTTTACAAATATTATATTCGTTTGATGCCTCTACAATATTATCAAAAGTCTTTATAAATACCCCGTTCTTATCATATACATTTATTTTTTTATAAATCTTTTTAGAAGTATCCCCACCGAAAGTCATATTATATCCGTTTTTATAACTATTAAATTTATCAATATAATAAATTTCTCAGTAATTAAGTTCGTCAATAAGATTTTTTATCGTTGTACTCTCTACAATTTTTAATACACTTCAATAAAAATTTTCTTTACTATATTTTCTAAGAGCTCTATAGAACTTACAATTATAATTAGGATAGTTTTTATTATTATAATGGCGTAAATGCTCATTTTTTCTTTTAGAAAAAGATTGCCTTGTTTGTCCAATATAACTTTTATTGGTAGTAATACAGGTACATATGTATATATAACCAGTCATTATAATATAGGTTTGAAGCTAAAATTATAATTTTTTCGATCTCAACGTGATTTTACATCAAGGATCGCATTCATTTCATTCTGGCTAATATGTTCGACTATTCTAGCAGAATTACACTTTCTTAATCAATCTTCTTTTAACACATTAGCTAACTCTAAAGTTGATTTATCACGTTTTCTTAAACCTTCTTTAAATAAAGTAACATATGCTATATAAGCTGCAATAGCATTCATTTCTTTATCATTTATTAGCGGTAAGCCTTCATCCTCATCTGCAAAAATTCCATGATAAATAACAACCACTTTACGATAATCTCTAGTAAAATAAAGTTTATCGTCTCCTTCTTTATATTTTACTAATTTACCTTTATGATAAAATGGATCATCATGTCACTTTCATGCATTGATATAATGTTCAATAAATAAAGAATCTATATCATAATAAATATCTTTACTAGATGTCATTTGTGCATCCTCAATTGGAATATGTACAGATTCTATATGTTCAACATTACAAGGCAACTCAAGAGTTCTATCTTTTGTGTCGCCAATATATCTATATAATCTTGTATGTTTGTTTCCAATAAGATTTCAGGCTACTAATGCTAAATCCTCAAATTCTTGTGTATCTGGTTCAATGTCATATAAAGTTTTGACATGAGAGTACACTGATTTTAAATTATATAATTTACTCATACTATGATGTTAATTGAGATGCAGGAGGAGCAATATTACGATAAAGTTGGGTTTTATTAACCAACATCCGTCTTATAATTTCTTGACTTAAAGACCCCATCTCTAAATATCCATCAGATTGACAGCAGTTAAAAGCTTCTAATTTTCTAGGATCATCAAATATCCCAACTACAGATATATATTTAACAAATGGAGCGTTCATTATTCACCCATCAATCATTCCATTTTTATTTGGAGTTTTATCAATAAATACATAAGGTTCATCTGCATGACGTTTTTTAAAAGCTTGATAATTTGCAGCAGCTAAACTATTATAAATTCTATATGATACAACTCTATCAACACTACCAATAAATATGATGGCATCATTTCCAAGAGCATCAAGTAATTTTGGAATTTCAAAATGTTGAGCAATTTTTCCAGGAAGTGATTTACATGGACAACGATTCATATCATCGCAATCGATTTCTATGCAATTTATCGCATAAGCAATATCGTTAAAAGAAAGCATGTTGCGATGATAGAATTCTTTAATTACAGACTTACGCATCTCTATAGCTTCGTCTTCTAATTGTTCTAGCGATAGTAAAGATCTATTTGAAGGTGGAATCATAGAACCTCCAAAAAGATCATTAAATACTACAGATGCGATTTGATTTATTGTCATAATTATATGCGTATTTAAATAAAAAAAGAGCGGGCGAGATTTAATCTCTCACTCGCTCTTTTTCTAATATTTTAAATTTATTACGGTTCTGCAGCAGCTTCAACAGCAGCAGATGCGGCAGAAGCCATATCATTAGCATAAACATTCATGCTAGAAACTTCATCCTTTCTTGCGATTGGAACAAAGTCGCAACCACTCCATTTACCTTCAAATGTAGAAACTTGAGCATGAGGCACATAGAATACATGAGTGGTAATAGAATCAACATTCTGACCAACACCAGAAAGACCGCCATCAATATAGTGTTTTACACCATATTTAAATGTATACTGATCATAAACCGTACCAGCGACAGGAGATTCATCAGCATAAAGATGGTTGTAACGAAGGTTAGGATAGCTAGGGAAGCGAAGATTTTCAACAATCCATTTAGCTGTACCAAATTCAGTCTTATTTTCAGTCGTTACTGTAGGAGCGTTAGTCGTATCCTCTTCAAGTGTATCTGTTGCAATTATATGATTATAAACCTTAGCTTCAGAAACATGCATCCAACTTTCTTTGAAAGTAAGAATAACATTAGAACCACTAACACTAACAGTATACATTGCGTTATCAGGCTGAAGCATAAGCTTAAATGTATTAGCAAGATCATTTACATTCTTAGCAGCAGATTCAAAAAGAATAGGTTTACCAAATTCGGCCCAATTAGCAAAAGCATAGTCGGAAAGCTGCTGGCTAGGAGTGGAAACAAAGATAGCATAGTGACGATAATCTGAACCAGAAGGAACAGCGACAAAAGGAACACTAAGAACTGCATTTACACCAGTATTACCCACAGTTTTAAAAATCTTCTTATCTATAATGTTATCAACATTATAGTTACCACCACGTTTAACAACTACAGTGCTGGTAGCGCTATCAACAACGATTGTATTAGCAACATCGTTAATAATTGTGTCTTTAATATAATTAAACATAATTTATTTTCTATTTATTATTTTGTGCAGCTGCTTGCTGTTGTAAAACAGGATTAGCAATAGTATTATTAATAGGCATATTTGTTTGTAATCTAGGATCACTAGCGTTTTCCATTAATAATCTAGTAAAGATGTTTACAATTTCAAAGCAGACATAATCTGGAAATTCAAGAACTTGAGAGTAATCAAGTGTAGAATCAATTTGCTCTTGTGTAAGTCTAATATACATAGGAGCTTTGACGTAATCTACATAAAGTCTAACAGGTTTAAAAATACTATCGTCTCTACCAAAACGAAGTTCTAATCGTACTAAACCAGGATTTGCTAACCTATCACCAGCTGTATTATAAGCATCAACTAAATTAGAATCAATATATTTGCTGTTGTCAGTATCCCAATTAGTGCCGCTAGGTACAGTACTATCTGTAGTTCCTTCTATAGAATCAGTATGGCTTCCTTTATTATAATTTAAAATCATAGTATCATTAGTACTATCTGTAACTATTTGATTTTGTTGATTAATATTATTTAAATAATAATAAGGACGTTTATAAGTAGGTCTTAGATAAGCATTGTTTATAATTTGTGCATACATATCAGAAGTTAATCTTCTTGCAGCAAAATAAACACTGTCATCTTTATCATAGCATTTAAAATTTGACTTTTGCACTTTATATTCTACAATACAGTTAATAAGATGTAAATAATCTTTTGGTAAATTCGCATAATAAAAATTACCCATAAGACTATTATTAACAATTCCAGTAGATCCAACTACGCTATCTGTAAGTTTTTCTGGAGTAAGTATTGTAGAAGTTTTAAGTACACGTAAATCGTCTACACTTTGCTGGTCAAGTTCAAGTTTTGCATATATCAAATTGATATATTGCTGAACCGCCTTGTTTATAAAATAATTATAATCCTCAAGTAAAAGACTAGGCGCTTCTAATTTATTTAACTCAATAAGAGCATATTCATATAACTCTCTGGAAGTCATGTAGTTATAAAATTTAAGTTATGAGGATTATATCCAATCTCTATATTTTATTTTATTACTTTTTCGAAGTAGTCTTTTTAGCAGGTTCTGTTATCGTTGGAACAGGATCTACTTTAGATGCATATTCAGGATAGGTTTCATCTTTAATAAACTGAAGAATTCTCTGATTTTGAGGATCCTTAAAGAATAGTAGTACAGCAGAATCAGTTGCACCAAGAATAGTTTCACCATACATGTACATACCGTCTTTCTTTACAATAATACCTCTTTCCTTTGCATCAATCTGAAGAAGTTTCAAACCAGCATCACTGCCTTTATAAAGTTCAATAACTTCCTCTGGATTATCTTGTGCTCTATTATACAACCAATCGGTAACATCGGTTGCAGGAGCATTTAACATAATCTTACCAAGAAGCTTACATTTAGTTAATCTACCAGATTCAGAATCCTGGCCAATCAATGTCCAAGCTTCAGTAATTTTCTGTCTCTTTTTGACAGTTCTTGCAGATTCCTCACCAGGAATTTCTACATAAAATTCAGCAGTACCATAACGGTACTTGTTACCATCAATATAAAGATTACCGTTTTTATCTCTAGAACCACGAGTAGGAGCAATTAAATCAGAATATTGAATAGACTCCCAAACATTCTTTTCAAGAGGATTAGTAAGATCAAAAACCTTACCATCTGTAAGAATAATATCCATATCCTCAGGAATAAAATATTCTCTCATAGGATCATTTAATTCATCTGTACTTAAAATCATTTCAGAATTACCCATTGAGTCGTATCTAACAGGTTTTACAAAAGGCCATCTATTTCCATTTTGCTGACGGCCAGGCTGAATATGAATTTCCTTCATCTTTCCGTATACATTACGGAGTATAATTTTATCTGCCATATAACTTATCTTAATAAACTATAAATATAAAAATCTCTCCCCTATAATATTAGGGGGATAGGGGAGAGATTTATATAATTCTAAATTTTAAATATTAAACCCAGAAACTATCTCTGTTTTCCTCAGACATAAGGATTACAGAACGATAAGGATTAAATACGCCGACACCAGCATAACCCCAGTTAATAAGCTTACGAGCAGCAATAGGGCTAGAAACTTCACCAGAAGCTAAACCAGTAGAACCACCAACTCCATTAATGTAGTTATGAATAAAATCACCACCTTTAAATGTAAAGTAAGCAATCGCGGGCTTGCCAGTAGAAGCATCTGCTGTAAGGTCAAGCATTAATGCGTATTCACGAGTAGGGAATTCAACATCAAGAGATCTCTCAATCTTAACAATAATGCTGTTACCACCATATGTATAGCCTTCATATGTAGCACCAAGATTCATATAACCGTTAGAACCTTTAGAGTAAAGGAATGCACCATCAGTCTTCTTATCACCAATCCAAGCTGACATTACTCTCTGCCAATCATGATAGAATGCAGAATTAGCAAGAATTACATAAGAATTACCCTGAGCTTTTTCTGACTTAGCTATCATTGTCTGGAGAGCCTTCTCAAAGTAATTAACATTCATTTTGTTAAATACAAACTTTGTAGCAAAACGCTCGATCTGAGCAATAACACCATCACCGGTAATAATTGGTCTCCCAATTTCATCATATATTTTCCTATTGTTAGCTTTATATTTCTATAAAGAGCAGACTATATCTTAATCTTATAACGACTCTATATTAGAAGTGTTACCATAAAAATAACGCCATCTATATTTAGCACAATGTTTTCTATATCCCGCTAAAGTTCTACTTAAACATGATATAGGTATATTTAATTGCTGTGCTGCATCTGTTAATGATGAATATGATTTAACAAAAATACCATTGTCAGTATAGCATGCTACCGCTGTACCTTGAGTATCTCTTGGTTTATACTCAAATTTTTTTTGGTAACTTCAGTAGTATCCATGAAAAGATCTCCTTTTTTTAAGACAAACATCACAAATACCTTTTTTGCTAATACCTGTATTTTGTTCCGCATCTGATAAATTTTTATAATAGGTAATATAATTACCTTGAAGGTCAAATTGAAATACTACTTTTTCTGGAGTAGTTACTGCTTCAATTTTACTTTCATCGCCATAAAAATACTTTCACTGAAAATTTTTACAATACTTTATCTCGTTAGCACAAGCTGCCTGAATACCACTATGAGATATTCCTGTAAGTTGAGAAGCATATGTAATAGAATAGTAAGATCTTATAAAATTGCCATCCAAATCATACTGTGCAATCTCTCTTTCTAATGTAGAAGACGGAACTTTACCACCCAAACATGTGTTATAAACGTCAGGTCTCTTTAAAAACTCTCTATTAACAATTTCAGCCTCTTTTTTATAAGCTAATCGTTTTCCAGTTTCAGTATCATCAAATTCAAATAAAGTTTCGCGTATAAAATTAGAAACTCCGTATTTTTTAACCGCGTTGTGAAATTTATACTTTTTAAACTGTTTAAGACTTTTTTCCGAATTGTATAATCCACAACCTATATATCCATCATTAATATCTACGTTTGTTCTGTGAACACCTACGTAAATTTTATTATTTATTATATTCGTCGTTTTATAAACTATATATTTATACATAAGATTTCAAACTTTTAGTCGTTGAACATTCCACTTAAAGTGGCCTTTGCTGCTGATTGCCTAATCAAATACTCTTGTCATACCATCATATATATATTGTGGTGTTATTTGCTTAAAGGTTTCCCAGCAATTTGATTGATTTCTACATAATGTCACCATTATGCGGCCCTGTAACTCATTGAAAGTCAAGGCTTACCAGTAATATCTACATCAGTCTTTCCGTAAAGAAGTGCATTATTACGAGCTTCCATGAAAGAATCTAAGCAATCCTTTTCAGCTGTATTAAGCTTATAAACAGGATCGTCATCTTTACCTTTACCGATCTGGATAAATACATCCTCAAGTGCATTATACATAGCAGACATATCAACATCGCAACGATGTGTAGAAATATGTGTACGCATTTTTTCTACATTCGACTGATATTTGACATAGCCACGATCATGCATTTCTGGATGATAGTTTGTAACGAAACGAGTCTGAAGACCAATCATAGCATCTGCCGTAGCACCATAATAATCAACAACAGAATCGTAATCGTTATCAAGAATCTTAGCAACAACAAGCCAGCAATTATCACGAAGACGTTGAGGCATATTAGTTACAAAGAACTGTTGGCGAGTCTTTTCTACCACAAACGTATCATACATCTGATAGTAGTTTTCGCCAAAATAGAATTTAATATCACAACCATTAACGCCGGTTCCAACAGGAGCAGCAATGATTGGAATTCTTTTAATTTTATTTACTGCAAGATCCCATTCAATAAGAAAAGAATTAATTGACTGAAATCCCTTCTTACCACGCTCCATCGTGTAAGTATTCATAAGAGCTTCGGTAAGGTGAGTGGCTGTATACTGGTCGTAAAGAGTAGATACGATACCAAGTCTAGCCGGATTTGTCTATTTGTTCTATATAAGCGTTTAACTTATACTTCATATACTTTACTATCGTATATGTTCAGACTATATCATCAGTATAAAACACTGCCTTGCGCTCGTGTACCTAATATATTCTATTTCTAGTTTCAAGGCTTAGTCGTTGAAGGTTCTTTAGCTATTACACTAAAGCTTCCCTGCGGGTTATCCAATTATTATGAGCTAGAGGACTTCCCGCAATTCACAAGGTTTTACTTGGGCACAAATCACTTTCACCCAAGAATTGCATAAAGTCCTGATACGTGCGAGTAGCAGGCATATTAGGACGAGTGGTTGTAAAACCTGATATTCTCATAATAATTTTAAATTAATTTAATTAATGTTAGATTATATTAGTCCTGAGTTGTCCCAGGCTGATTGATATGTCTTAGGTTCTTCTTTTTTAGTCGGAGGGACAACAAAAGTACTAGTCTTAGAATTCTTATCAGATTTAGCTTGAAGTTTCTTATTCTCTGCTCTAAGATCCGATAATTGTTTCTTCCAATGCTTACTTAATTCTGACATCATTTTGGGGCCTTGTGTTGCAAATCAAGCAAGTTCAATTAAACGATCAGGATCTTCTAGATCACGAACAAGTTGTGATTTACCTTCACTATCTTGATCAAGAATATAAGACATCATCTCATTTTTATCTTCATCATCTATAATTAATGAATCACTTTCATCATCCGTATAATCAAGCTGGATTTCATTAAATCTACCAGCAGCGTTCATTAAGTTATTCCTTAAATCTTCAACCTGCTGTTGTTCTTGCTCTATACGAGCTTGCTCAGCCTGATCTTCTTGCTCCTTAAAAGCAGTCCTAATCATCTCCGCTTTACGTTTGAAAATCTCTTCATCTTCCTTAGCTTTATCTAATTCGGCTGTAAGTTCTTCATCTGTAAAGTCTGGATATCTTTGTTTCAAATCATAGATATATAAATCATCATCAGTATAATCATCGATAGAATACACTTTCTGATGTACTTTATCCGGATTTTCTTTTAAATAATCATCCAATCTCTTTTGTGCAAAATAATCTACAACTTGTTCAAGAGTTGCATTGTTTTGACGAAGATAATTAATTGTATTAATCTCATTTTCAGTTAAACCCGGATCAGTAACGTTCCGTAAAATTTCTAACTGTTCTTCTTTACTTAAAGTATTAAAATCTATTTCTTCAGTACTATCGTCTTCATTAATAAATTCGATTTTTGAAGGATCTTTAATACCTCTTTCTTTTAAAAAAGAATAAATGTAACTTTCGTCTTCATTAGACGGTTCAGGATCATTAGTGGGCTCTATAGGATCGTTCGTAGGATCGTTTATAGGCTCATTTTCTAGTTCCTGATTTGTAGGTTCACTAGAAGGTTCAGTTACGGGATCTTCTAGCAAAGCATCAAAATCATTCATAAATTTTAAAACATATTAGTTCATATTAAATCTCTAAATTAGTCGCAAATATAATGAATAAAATTTATTTATGCAAATTTTTCATTAAGAAGTTGTGTTTGGAGCACCTGCTTGTCAAACATCAAATGAATGTGATTCTCCTCCAGCTTTTAATGTGATTATAGCTTTTCTTGCACTTGTAGTAGTGTTTTCTCTTAAAACTATTTCAAAACGTTCGTTATTAGTTATGATTGGATTTATAACAGCTCAAGAAGAATCACTAGATAATTGACTACTATCTCAATGTATCGACTCCGTTACATAATGCTTTACAACATACGTAGCTCCAGAAGTAAAAGTGTATTCGTAATTAAGAGTACCAGATATTCTACCATACACAGTAGTTTGTGTATAATTTGCAGGATTACTTTGTGTATTTCTAGAACTAGATGTTAAATTTATATCATTATAACAATTTAATTGAACATTAGTTGGAGTTGTAGCTGTAAGAGTTGGTGAATTAGCTAACTGTGTGAATTCTAAACTATCAGAAGCTGTAACAGTAACGTTATTTATTATAACTTGCTTATTAGCATCAATATGATATGTTCACGATCCATCAGATTCTGGGTCTTGTTTATCATCAGGGCCAGTAAATGCAGGCAAACCATTTCGACTTCTATTTTCTACAGTAACACTAGCTTTATTTGTATATCCAGACGGATTGTATGTAGTAACGCCAGTATTATTGTTTTTAATACTTATTCAGTTATTAGCTGAATTGGTAACTTCTGTATGATTATAACCAGTAATCGGTACTGTTGTATTGGGAAGATACACAGTAAGATAATATTTTAATATGATGGGATTATTACCAGTCCCACTAGCAGGAATTGCATTAAGATTGCCACTATAAGTTGGAACAATTTCTAAAACAGCATCATATGATTTTGGCCATACTAAATTTTTATTACCATTATTTACATATCATACTGAAGTTATAGTTTTAACATCACTACCCTTTTTATATCTCATCAAATTTATATTGTGTGTAGTATTTCCAGCTTTTATTTTTATACTATCTGAAGTTGCCATAATTAATCATAAAGAAAATATAAACCATCTGTAGTTAAAGATGTACTACTATTACCCTGTTGTACAAATATTGCTTTTATTTGATTAGATCCTACAATATCATAAGAATTTGTATTATTACTGATAACTCGTGTAACTCGTGCAGTACCACCTAATGTTGTAGTACCAGATACATCAATGTTGCATTGATCAGAGCGTATTTCTAAATGGTTTGATTGAGAATTGTTAACATTAATGCTATTATTTCCTCATTTTGTCTGAAATCCATTCCCACCAATAATAGTGCCGTCTTTACTAGATGATGGATATTTTACTGTAATTGTAAACGAATTTATTTTTAACTTAAAATCTGTACAACTAGGAAGGCTATAACTTCAAATTAAATTTAAATATCACGTTACAGTTGGATCCAATTGGATAACATAAGAAGGTATATTTATTATATAAGAATTTTGTGCCTCTCCTTCTTGATAAGAATCAATACAGTATCCTGTATTTGAACCTGATTGTGTAGAAAGCCATACTTCAAATTTTACACCTCTCGTTATTAGTGAATCTCCAGAACCATCTCCGCTATGATCATAATGCACGTCACAATTAATCTTAAATGCAGGTATTGTTGTAATATTACTTCTGCTAGTATTTAAACCTGAAATTGTAACTAAATTAGTTGAAGCAGAATGAGTAGTCTCTGAAATAGTAGTATTAATCCCATTAAAACTTATTGTTTTATCACTAATATTATCACTTGGAGGTAAAGCATTTGTGGATAAATTAATAATTGAGTTTTGATTATTATCAATAACGTTTATTCAATTATCTTCTATTTTTACAATATCTGTAACATAATTATCTCCTTTAGTTTTTAATTTTTTAACTGTAAGCTCCTCAATTAATCCTTTATCGATTCATGCCACTGATGCAGCTATATTAGCATAAGTCATTAATTTTCAATGGGTTGTTCAATTTGTACCAACACCTGGTTTATTTGCTGCCGCACTAGGGCCTCCTTTTACGCAATAATAAGTTTGATCTAAATCATGTGTTGTACCAGGTATTCTTACAATATCAAAAAATATATTCTTTTCTGGATCTCATGGTTGAGGTGGAGTAGCAAGTGTGCCATCTCAAGTATCTTTTGTATCTTGAGTGCCTTGATAACATTCAGTTCCACAATATCCCGATGAATTAAAATCACTTCTACCCCTAGGTTGTTTAGCTATACCAATTTCACCTTGTTTAGCTGTATTTCAATAAATAGTTCTAGTGATTACATGAGTTTCCGGATCTTTATCAGTAAGATGAATTGTAATAGCAACATCAATTTCCCCAGAATTTGCCATAAAACTTGCGGCGTTATCATTAGTACCTGTACTAACAGTAATTGAACACTTTTTCGCATCATAACTCGCAGTTACAGCATTTGGGTTATCTCTAGTATAATTAGATATTGGAGAGTGTCCTGGATCAGAATCATATATATGCACAACTCCGTCAGTATCAGTATATTGATACCTAGTAATTGTAACGTCATTAATTCTATTCCTGTTCTGCCCAGAACTAATTAATTTTTCTAACCCATAATAAGCAACTACTTCCGTTCTTTCTGCCAAATTCAAAGATACACCTTTTTTATCAGTACTAGCAAAATTCATAGCAGAATTTGGTAAATAAACAGTTAGAGAACCATCACCGCCTTTAATAATATGTAACGAAGTTGAATCAGATAATGAAGTTGTGGCACCAAGTTCTGTATAATAAATAGTAACTTGAAATTCACACATTCTATGTTCTGTTGTTGTATTATTATAAAAATATGTATTAAAATCTTGTAAATCAACATCATTATTATCTATAATAGGACCATTAATAACTAATGTACTACGACTCATTTCATCATCAACATCAGACTTTCATCAATGAGGTTTATTAGTAGGATCATTAAAAGATAGTGCAGAAGGAGGATCTATATAGTTTCAGTCTTGATGTACATCTGGAATTCTATATTGTCAAATATAATGATCAACAGTTTTAATATTTTTTGGAACACCTTTAAGCGTTATTACTGAATTTGTTGGAATTTTTGACGATTCTGTTTCATACATAAAGACATTAGATGATGCTGTAATAGAGAAATCTTTTCCAGGATCACCATCTTTAACAATAAGTATGGTTTCTTTATCACATAACATTCATTTAAAACTCAACGGATCTTGATAATATAAAAATAAAGTGATTTTTTCAAAATCAGTCTCATTCCCAAAAGTAATAGAATCTGTAGTATCAATGGCACTGCCATCAGTATATCAGTCTCAATTTAAATTAGTATCATTAATAAAATCATTAAAATACTGATTAATTTCAGTAATATCTATAGTATACTCATTTTCCGTATTTTCAAAGATTTTAAGTGTGTCACCAAATACTCGCTTAACAATAACTTCATTTGGATCAACATTTTCTGACGTACCATTACAAACAACGCCACATTCAAAAGATGAAGGATCGTATAAACCATTTGCAGCTCTTTTAACACTTCTTGCACTAGGAACCAAACTATAAGCCTTACCACTTCTTACTCCAACTAAAGTAAAAACAATTGACCTTGTATCATTATCCTCTTCACCATATTGATTCTTACTTTTCATTGTAATAGAAATTTCACCTTTTTCTGGAAGTTTTAATCCATGAGGTATTGTAAATTCTATTATTTTAGAATAAGAAACAGGTTCTGTGTCTAAGATACGATAAGTAAGTTCTGGATTTCTCGGTGCTTCAGGATCTTCAGGTTGAGGATTTAAATCATCAATTTCATGAGTATCTATAATAATGCCATCAAATGTTATAGTGCTACCAGATTCAGTTGAATGTAATTCTACTTCAGAAGAACCATAATATAATGATGCTTGTGTTGTTACTGTTAAGCCATCTTCATTAATAACATAACCATCTTTATCACAAGCAATAGCTTCCATTTCATTAGATAAATCAGCAATAAGATTACTATATCCACGAACACCTTTTGCTAAAACTCTTCAGAAATTTTCATTAGTAGGGTCAAAATAAGTTTTAGTAGGATCATAATTTTCATCTCCGGTAGCTACAGGGTCATCACAAGTATTATATGCGTGTATAGATGTATCGTCTCCAGAAGCATCTGGATTTGAATTAGGACCAATATACATATATGTACTGGTAATACCTTTATCATTAGTTCACACTACAGTATTACCTTTATAATATACGTTACCTTGTATATTTACATCTGCATCACAACGATCGGCTTCTGCTCATCCTCCATTATTAGGATATCTATATCTGTGGAAAATTCCACGATCTAGATACATATAAGATTCATTTCCACCATCATCAACAACAATAGCACCTTTTATGTATAAAATATTATTATTGTTTATGTTTCATTGAAAAGCATCTCCGAGTTTTAATTCATTCTTACGTAAATCCAGATAACTATCACCAGATGCACTTTTAAAAATATAAGCTGTAATTTGACCAGGAAGAATTTCTGTAAAACCGTTCATTGTAGAAAAACTTCTACCGTTACCATCATCACTATTAATCATTCCATACAAAAGATAATAGTAATCACTTTCAGATGCCATTTCTATTGCAGTATTTGATAATACAAATTCACCTAATCCAAACTGATTATATACACTAGTTCCTTCTGCGTTTGTTTTAGTATAAATAGTTATTGGATTAGAAGAATTTATTCAAGATCCATTATCCTGCAATCTAGGAACTTTAATATAAATATAATAAGAAGCTGAAGGATCGCCTAAATCAAATCTATTTGGGGCAATTCTTCAACGACAATACTGCATTTTTAATTGTTCGGAATTTTCTATATCTTCTGGACGCACTTCAGTTGGACCGTCTAAGGTATAATGTTTAATATAAATACCATTACCAGGATCGTTAAATTCTATACTATTTTTATAAACATTTGGTCCATATGCTATTTCTTCAGCATGAGTAAAATCATTAACAAATTCAAATTGTAGTTGATCTGAACCAACTACAACTTGCATAGTTTGAATAGTAATAGGATTGATAGATTCTGTAAATCCATCAAGCATTGCATTTTCAAGCATAGATTGTGTTTCTTTAACATCGTTTCAACTACGTTTTGTTACATAACTATTTAAAGAAGCTTTTAAAAATTCTTTAGTTACATAACCTTTCATATCTATCTCTTGACTACTAGTACTATTATTTATTATTTCTATTTTTGTATCTCCCGCTTTTCCTTGATTTCTAAAATCTAGTTCATAAAACCTATCCTGAACTTTTACATAAATTCTTCCAGCAGTTTCAAAAACAAGATTTTTATTTGGGACGCCTAATTTTGTTGCATTATCTTGAGCACTCATTAATTTACTATTTTAATATGTTTGTGCTTATCATTTTCACAATAAGGATTATTTTGAATAACCTCTACTTCTGTTACATAATGTTTTTTCTGAAATAATCTTATTAATCAACATTTATGTGGAGGTTCTACTGTTTCTTTATGTGAAGAAGATACTATTACTGTTTCGTTATTAAACGAATAATCTGCTATAATTTCATTAGGATATTTTAAGTTTAACTGTAATTTGGCTCATTTATCAGCAATAATAGTATCTAAACAAAAATCCTTATCTTTAAAAATTGTATCTCTAATAAATATACTATCTACTTTACTTGAATGTGACGCAATATACTGTAATTCCGCAATGTGTTTATCTTTAATTTTAAGAGCTTTTCTAACATTATTTAACTCTCTAACCAATGAATCTGTACTAGCATTTAATTGTTCAACTGTATAATTATATTCTATATTTTTATTAATTAAACTATCATTTTCGGATTCATAAGCTTTAAGATTAATTACAGCTGTAGATAATTCATAATTGGTTTGTTTTATTTTTTTATGTTGTTCTATTACAACAACTGTTAAAATTACAAATATCGCTACAATAACCAATCCTGCATAAAATTTTCAGTCTTTCATTAAATCAAAAATATTAATAAACCTAAAAATAAACTATAGAATGCTATCATTTCTAATCAAAAAACATAAGATTTTTCTACAGTATTTGTTAATCCAGCAAAAAGTAAAGCTATAATAAATACAAAAAATGCATATTTTAACATGTGAATTTTACATACTATAATAATAGCGCTTAATGCAGAAATTCCAGCTCCAGTAGAATGTACTATATGCTGAGTTGTATCATCTTTAAATGCTCCAGAAGCTCCTACAAATAATAAACCAGCTGCTGCTAAAAATCCTCACATACCAAATAACTGGCATAACACAGGTACTAATAAAAATACAGTTATTGTTAAATATAGATAAAAACAATAGCCAAGTTTCTTCTCTTTTAAACAATAATAATACTGAGACAAGCTGTCTTGTATTCCAAAATTAGCAAGTAAATAAATTAAACCTGCTGTAAAAAATATTACTGAAATTAAAACTAAATAAATCATATTTTAAACATTTTTGAATAGTTCTGTTATTTATTATAGTCAATCCTATACTCTCCATTCACTAGAGTTACTGATACTCACGGCTCTATATAATTTGATTGTATGTAATTTCTAAATTCCTCTTCTGTGTTAAATAAATGTAAATATTCCATTATTTTAAATTTAATATTTTCTTTTTGATTTTCTTTTTGGATTCATCCAAATCTTTCTTATATCAAAATTTCTCTTTAAATCCAGATTCTTTTCTTCCTTCTGGAATTATTCCATCTTTTATATACCTATCAAATGTAGCTCTACTTAAACCTAAATAATTGTAAGATTGATACTTACTATATTTATTTTGAGTATTAGATATTTTATTAATAGTATCAATTAAATCTTCACACTGCTCATCTGTTAAATTACTATTTCCAGAATCTATATTAAATATAGCATTACGAAGACACGTTTTTAGTAAATCTAATTTGTTCATTATGTTTATTTTTTAAATAAGCTCCTAACAATATCAAAAATCCTATTGTAATAAAATGTAATCACATTCCTATAAAAATTGATAAACCTAATCAATTTAATAAGTTTATTATACTACAGATAAAAATATAGTATAAAGGTAATCTGTGTCAAATACAAAATTCAAATACAATAGAATTTAAACATAATATTATAAGTGGAAATATTCCAGTAAATCCAAATCAAGAAAGTAATGAACTGTATATCCCAAAATACATTAAAATTGTTCCTAAGAAATAAATTCCAGCTAAAATTCAAGGAGAGTACTTAATTGCTATTAAAAGTACTTTATATTTACTATTTTTCATTTCTACGTTTTAATCTACCACCATCATCAATTCTTCTAGGTCTACCACCATTATACGCAGCAGGAAAAGGTTTAATACCACCTTCTTCTCGTATCCTTCTTTCTTTTTCTTTTTGTTGCTCAGTTTCACGCCTTTTTAATCTAACTGGCTTTTCAGCAGTAATAACAGCTGCTTTCAATCCACCAGTACCTCTAAAAGATATTATTTTTGTTTCTTTATTAGCCATAATATTAAGTATTTAGTCAATCGGCAAATATACAAAAATTATTCGATAAATACAAATAAAAAAGGCGAAGATTACTCCTCGCCTTTAAAAGATTTTATGAACTTTTTTCTACAATGCTTACATAGAAAATGTTCTGCTATTGGAAACATTAGCGTACCTATCTCACCAACTAAATATTGAAATTCTTCACTAAAGGGGTCAATATCTAATTCATGACAAATATGCATAGCTAAATGTCCCTTCTCATGATCAAAAGTATTTTGAAATTCTGCAGGAGATGAGGTTAATCCTATTACAATAACAGAACATCTAATTGGAAGATTGGAATATGTTAAACCGACATTATAATCTCCGGCAGATAATACTTTTTCTGCTTTTAATAGTTCATGTTCTGTACATCCAATAGACTCAAGTTCTCCTAGAATTTCATCAACATAATATGTATCAACAGCATAAAATATTTTTACACTTCAATCCCAATCTTCCAAATAAATATCCTGCACTACCATATTAAAGCATATCCTCCCACTCTATAGGAGTTCCTGTGCCAACGCAATCTGCATAAAATCTAGTAAATGGTAATTCAGGGTATCCATCTTTATCATCTACATAGTCTTTTACGAATAAAACTAAATGCTGTTCATCTACTATAGATGAATTTAAGTAGTCAGCTTTACACATATTTGCAGCAAAAACATAATCATATCCATATTTGTTATTTAAAGTAATACCATATCGACGTAACATGTCGTCTACAGTTTCTTTAGATAACGGAGATATATATGTGCGTTTTCCAGAATTATCTGTTTTATACATATTTGATGTAGCTCATTCAAACATTTTCTTATTAAAATGTCATCCATTATGAGCTAAATATTCCTCCATTCCAGAAGGAAATTCATCTCTTGCATCTAATCTCATAATTAACGTCTACGTCTATAACCAGACTCTTCGCGATAACCGCTACGATATCCAGAACGTTCGTTACTTTTATGCTCCTCAACTTCTTCCATAGCGTCTTTGTAACCATCTTCATAGCCACAATCGTATGCTTCCTGGAGCGTGTGATCTTTATCTTTCATACCCATTCTATAATCAGAATCGTATTTACCAGTATTTTCTCTAATTTCCCACATTCTCATGATTATTCCTCCTTATTGCCAATCGCTTCGACTAATTTACGATTTGCCTCCATTAAACTTGCCATATTTTTAGTCATTTCTTCCATTTGTTCACGTAAAGAATTGATCTCTTTTTGTTGAGCTTGTTTTTCAGCAAATTCAGGATTTAATTCACTAAGAATGCTTTCGCAATTAGTAATAACCTCTTTATGATAATCAACACTGTTGATAATATCAGCACTTTTCTTCTTTAAACTTAATACCTCAGAATTCATAGCCTCTCTACTATCTGAAATAACAATTCCACCATTCCCAAAATCTGCAATATCTGAGGTGGCTGGTATTTTTTGATAAGTCACATCTTGGTTATTTACCTTTGCAACAATATCAACTACCATTTCTTGGGGTTGCCCAAAAGAAGGCTGCATTTGATATTTTGGTACAGGTAATGAAACACTTACAACAGAACCAACTTCTAATGCAGGTTTATCCTTTCGTAAAATATATAATTGATTATTAGGTCTAAGCGATTGAAACATAGTTAGTTTATATTAATTGTAAAATATTAGCAAATCTATCATAATAAACAAGATAGACCCCAACCCCACCAAAGTCTGCAACTGTTAAATCGGCACCACCAGCAACAGTAACAGTTTGAGTATTACCAGCCATAGAAAAACGTATTGGTAATGTAGTGGTTGTTCCAGTAGGTATTGCCTCAGGAACATAAATTAATAATAAACCTCTAAAAGGAGTTCTATCAAAATCGGGTCTAAATTGAAAGTCTACAGATGTATCAGTAACAGTTATACGGCGTACCTCCATTGTTGGTATACCGTTTAGATTAACATATTGGTAAGGAAAACGTGCCATAGCCAATCCTCCTTATTTATTAACCCCAATATGAACCACCGTTACCGTAACCCCAACCGTTGAAATTTCCATAGAAACCCATATAAGGGGTATTATTTACAGCTGTCAAATTTGGTCACTGAACAGGAACAGTATTAGGCTGGTTAGCCTTAATAGCATTCACCTCAGTCTGAATAGGAACTAACATAGCTGCAATCTGAGCAGTTTGGTTAGCATTATCTATCTGTCCACGTAATGTAGTATTCTGGGCAGTTAAAGTATCAATCTTATCCTGTAATTCACGCTCTTTAATAGCACAGAAACCATCATTCATAGCTACAGTCTGAGCATTAATTGCATTAAGAATTGAACTAGCATTACGATCTGCTTGAGAACCTAACTGATTAGTTTGTTCAATAGTTTGAATTCTCGACTCATAACCTTGCTGAGTGGTTAAAAGACGATTCTCGCAGCAACATTCACAAAGCTGACGACCTAATGTCGCGTTACCAGATTGTATTGCATTAATTACCTGAAGAGAACTCATACCATTTTGAGCGGCTAATGAAGCAATAGCACTATTAACGGTATTAATACCATTCTTTACAGATTCTACATCTACATTTAAAGTACTAGCAAGCTGACGAACATCTGCATCAGTACCATTAATAGCGTTCATAATAAGGTCACGTGTGGAAGTATCAGAAATCTGATTGCTTAAAAATCCAGCAGCACCAGCATTGCCACCATTATTACCAAACCAACCATTACCGTTACCACCCCATCCAAAGATAGAAGCTACGATAGCAAGTCCAATAAGATCAGTAATACCGTTGCCAAAACCGCCAAAACCGCTATTACCGCCCATAAGCATACCAGGAACAAAACCGGAACCAAAACCAGAACCAGCATCATTACCAAATACATAAGTTTTTGTTTCTTCTGCCATTTTGTTAATTTTTAATGTTTATAAATCTTTGCTTTTTGTGATCACGGTGCAAAGATAGATAGACTATATAGCAGATTAGACACAATACTTAAAAAATAAAAAATCCCTGTAAGATATTCTCTTACAAGGATTTATAAAAATAATATATTACTCATTAAATTTAACTATATCTTCATGTTAAATTATAATTATTAATTTCTACAGGAACACTAGTTCCAATGCAAGCTATAGCAAAAACAAAATAATAATCTGTGTCGTAAGTATTAGTTATTTTAATTTCATCTTTAAGATTGTCATAATTTAAAGGGAATTTAGTAGAACTTGTTGTTGGATATATACCAACTGCATTTATAGCAGGATTTGATGCATCAGAACTTGTTATTACAGACGGTATATCATTAGACACATAATAACAATAATTCATTATTATAGTTGGACTATTACTATTTATACCCTTTAATCCAGTAATGGTTATTGATACTCCAGCAGGTATAAAAATAGGATCAGAAGAAGCTCTATATTGAGATCCTTGAGTAAGAACCCAACCGTAATTATAATCATTAAGAGTAAGTGCGTAATTTCTTATTTTTAACTTATTAATACAATTTTTACTAAAATCCGCAGTATTTATATATAATTGTACACCCATTATTTTAATTCAAGTCCTCCAAAATTATAATATCATGCCGCCATATCTAAATATAATGGCAATAATGATACATTCTCTCCATTTTCTACAAAAGTTCTAATAGCAGTTTGATAATTTTGTATATGATGCTCACCTGTACTAAATAATTGTAAATCTGCAACCTGCCCAGTATTTCTTATAGCTTTAACAAACACTTTAGTAATATCTACACCCAAAACATTATCATTTTCTGCAACTCAAATTTTCGTTGGACATTTTGTATATTTTTTCATAGTAATAGAATCTAACGATGCACCAGAAGGTAATCCTCAAAGTTCAGTTCCAACACTAGTTCCTTTTATGAATCCATCATAAGGATTATCAACATTCCTAACTCAAGGATCATACCCACAAACTTTATCTGGATCATATGCAAGTGCTAATAATTGAGCATTTGTTGTTACTTCAGGAAAATTAAAAATTCTTGCTATATTTAGTCTTGCTCCTTTTGTATATGATGTACCATCAATAGTTTGACTTGTTGGAGCATCTCATTGATGATATCTCATCGATAGAGCAGGAGACAATAGTACAGCAGCTCTAATTGGTAAATCTGTATTATCTATTACATTTTCTGCATACATTCCACCTTGTGAATATCCAAAAATAAATACATTGTCACAGTCAATATTATAATTATTTTTAACATATTCAAAGGCTCTTAATGTACTTTGTACAGCTACATAATTACCTACAGCGCGTTCTCCAATCTTTAGAGCTTCTTTTCATCCATCTGGAACGCCATCGGCAGCAAGAATTGCATACCCTTGATATAAAAAATATCTGGTTGCTTCAGGATTTGTTAAAATACTATCATGATCTTCAGTCATATAAGTACTTCCTTCCTTACAATAAATAATTAATTTAGTTTTTGGACCTTGATTAGAATATGAAGCTGGCAAATACAAAATTGCATTATCTTCATATAAAGCAATCGGATCATAATAATTAATACTAGAGGCTGTAAAATTTGTAGTTAAAAAATTAGTACAATTTACATTATAACTAAAGAAATTTCTTCTAACGTATGGTAATTTTTCAAGTTTGGATGAATCAAAATTAAGAGTTTTAATATGGCCATCATTAAAAACTACAATAGGATTTTTATTTTCATCAACAATTTCAAAATCATTTTCAGAAGAATTAACATAAATATCACTATCTGAAGTAGTTTCGGTATTATAATTAATACCTATTATTTTATCAGGATATCTAGAGGCTACATAAATGTATAAGTATTTTGCATCTGAAGGTACTTCGTAAGTTTCTGTTGTTCCCGCCGTCTGTGTCCATATAGCAGTTTCTGAAGCATAATCTGGAGTTCCTCCACTAACAGGAGATGCATTAGATTTAAGTCAAGCTAATGCAGAAATTCCAGAACTAGAAGTATAAACAATTATTTTATAGTAATTTTCGACAGGCACTAATATGTATTTATAGCTAGAAGAAGATGCTCATTTTCCAGTACTAGTAGAAATAGCCCATCCTGTATTAACAGTTATACTCGATAAGTCAATATTAATAGGCGCATTAATCATATCAGCTAATATTTTTCCCATTTCTGCAGATAACGCCGCTGTAGCTCCACCTGTAGTTAAATCGTTAACAACTTGAAGTTCTCCTGCTGCCCCAGAATATCCACTACTACCCTTTAATGATTCAAGAAAATCAGATTCAGTGCCTGTATTACCAGCATCAAGTCATATATCATAAGCAGATTTACCTGAAGGAATTGAAATATTACCAGAACCTAATAATGATGTATTATTAATAGTTTTAATATTAGAACCAGATATTAAAGTAGATTGTTTATTATTTCAATTAGTTTTATCGGTATCTGTTACTGTTCTATGTGTAGCATCATCTTGCATTCTAGATAAAATAGCTTGATTTTCTGGTAAATAACTATTACTATCAACACTACCGTCAGCTTTTAAAAACTGAGAACTAGTTCCACTAGGTGTTTTAAATCCTGCTGCTGTAACTTGATTTTTAAATGTAGCCAGTCCATTTACTGTTACTTTTATAGAAGGATCTCTATGCGTTTCTCCAGGAGCAGAAAAATATAAATAGTTTAATCCTTTTTCGTAATAACTTCCACCATAAAATCCAAGTCCTGTGGTTGTATATAATTCGTTGTCTGTTCCTTTTGTTCTTATTGAATAAAAAGATCCGGCATATCCCCCTGTTGCAGTAGAAAGATCATGCAATATACTATTTCCACTTAATGTAAGAATTCTTTGTCCAGAATAGAGGTCTAATTTAATTGTTGCTCCGCTTTGCATTACACCGCCGCTTAATGGTAAATAACCACCAGAAACTGCCGGTGCAGCATCAGTAATACCATATCCAGCCAATGTAGTAGGATTTGTACCAGCAGTAACATGTCCTTTTGCATCAACAGTAACAGATTTATATGTACCTGCGGTTACTCCAGAATTAGCATGACTAATTGTTCTTGTACCAGATGTTGTTAAAGCACTTTCACTATCTACAGTAATAGGACTAGTTCCTTTCAATGTAATGCTAGTAACAGTACCAGTTTTTGCAACACCAGTTCATGTACTTGGAGTAGTAACTGTAATATTAGTACCATCAACTGTAGCAAGTGTAGAACTACTACCCGCAGCTGCTAACGAAGCAGATTTATTTTCTACTTGATTTTCACCATTAATTACATCTCAATGAGCATTATTAGCGCTAGTTCCAGCAGTTTTACATACAATATAATCTCCAACTTCACATGCTTTTCCAGCGTATGTTCCTGCAGTAGATACAACATAGACATCACCAATATTATGAGAATCTGGTAAAGTTGTTACAGTACCACCAGTACCAATAGTACCTTTATATTTTAATACACTAGTTAATTGAGTGTTAATATGATCATATACAGCTTTAGCAGAAGGATATTGAATATCTGTAGAGAATGGTGTTAAAGAAGTAACTTTATTTTCAGAATCTTCTTTAGTTGATTCTAAATCATTTAACGCTTTAGCAACAACAAAATCATTAAAATCTCTATCTAAAGCTACCAACATATATGCGCCACTACTTAAAACATCGCTAGTATATCTAAATGTAGCGGTATCCCCGGCTTTAATAATATTATTTGTTATAGGTTCATTTTTATAATATATTGGTTTAGCGCCTCTAGTATTTACATTTAAAGTAGAACTTGCGGGAACTGCATTTTCAAAATAAATTGTAGTTACCGCACCTTGTGTTAAAGTATAATTACTAATTGCTGATGTTTTTGCTAATGTTTCTCCTACAGTTGTACAAATTCCATAACTATTACCAAAACTATAATTTGCATATGTATTATTAGCATCACCAGTTTCTTGTAAACCTGTTGCAGATGAAATTACAACATTAGCCATGTGTGTAGTTGAAGTATTAACTGGTATATCTATCGTTTGTAAGTCTTTATTAAATAGTTCAACTTCACAATTAATAGCTTCTAATAAATCAATCTTAACAAGTCTGTAACTTGATGATCCAGCATATGAATATGAAGCTGTAGAAGGATGTATTATAATACCAACACAGGCCCCAAAACCATTATTAAATCCTGTGCTGCTAACAGGATATGCAGAATGTTGATAAAAAGATTTACGAGCAGTATTTGTAACCGCGTTTTCAACGTAATATGAACGTAAAACATCTTTAGTAAATTGAAAGGTGACTAAAGATTCTGTATTACTACTTTCTGTATTTTCAATAGAACAATTTAATCTATATTTAATTGTATAAACCTTTTCTCAATCAATAGGTTTTACATTCATAAGTAAATGATTAGTATAAGTTGAAGTACTTAATCATGCGCTTTTATAACTTACTGATTGTAAAGGAGCTTTTGCTTCAGATATAGCATTATAAACTCCAGCTGAAGTTACAACATTTGTACTACCGGAAGTAGGTGCAGAATCTACTCCGGTAATACGAGCATCTTTAATATTATATTCATTACCGCTTGGTAATTTTATCTTACTAACGTCTGCCATAATACTTTATTTAAGATACCGTTACAGAAAGATCATCAAATTTAGCAACTTTAACTTTATCATTTGTTCCAACTGTAATCTTTTGTGCAGCAGCAGTACCTGTGCCAATACCAGTAACAGCTGTAACTTTATCATTAGTGCCAACTGTAATTGTGGGTTGTGTAGAAGTTGCTGAATCAATACCTGTTGCAACAGAAATAACACCTGTACCAGCTGTAGCTCCTGTAGCTAATGTTATAGTAGGTTGTGTAGTTACTTTAACACCTGTTAAACAAGCTGATTTTGTAGGTGTGCCTAATGCAGTAATAGCTGATGCAGATTCACCTATAGTAACACCTGTAACTATTGCATCTCCTGTACCATCAGCATCTGTAGCTCCTGTTGCAACTGTAACAGCAGTACCTGTTTTAGCAACAGTTTTATCAGAAATATTAACTGCCGTGACAATATCACTACCTGTTCCTGTACTAGCTACAGCTCCAGTTGCAGCAGTAATAGCTGTACCAAGTGTAACTTTAGATGCAGATATTGCAGTACCTAATGTAACTTTAGATGCTGTTACATCGTTGCCATTACTACCACCTATAATTAAAGTTTCAGCGCCAGTACCAGTACCCATAGTAAAACTTCATGTAGATTTGTTTGCTGTAACACTGGTATTACCAGTAACATTAGGTATGGATACAGTTGTATTGGCTGTAACATTAGGAATTGATGTAGTAACAAGCTTACTAGCAGTTTTAGTAACTTTAGATACTGTTTCTGTGCCATTTGTTGGAACTATAGAAGTCGTAACAAGCTTTTTATTAGTTTCTGCAGATACTGATTTTACAAATGTATCTGTAGTATGTGTGCCAAATCCAGTAATTGCTTGTGCAGTACCATTAGCTCCTACAGCAGTACCAGAAGCAGTTGCTTTAATATTAGTAGTAGTGGGTGTAACTGTAATAGTTGGTGTGGACGCAGTAAAAGTAGTTGATTCTCCAAGTACTTTATCTGTAGTGCCTCCGGTAAAAGTAACAGATGAACTGGCATTAGTAAAAGTAGTAGATTCACCAAGTACATTATCACCAGTACCTTTATTTAAAGCCACACTATCTTTAGTAGCCAAATCACCTAAAGTAGATAAATCGCCAAATTCAATTCACTTAGAACCATTTCATACAAACTCAGCGTTACCATAAACAACTATATTACCATTAGTTGGAGTTACATCATTTCCATCAATTTTAATAGGACTGGTTGTTGCTTGGTCTGTTAAAGCTGTTGTAGTTACACCTAAAAAATAAGATCCTCCTTCTAGTGCAGCAATAGCCTCTCTAGCTGCAGCATCTTTTATTGTATATGTATTCCCCGAAGGTAACGTAACCTTAGAAATATACGGGGCACTATCGTTTATTGCCATTGTTAATCGCGATTAAATTTTAAACTTTCATTTTCAACTTCTGCACGGTCATTAACGTTTAATTTATTATTTCAAAATTCACGTTCTGCAGCAGAAATATGTCTTACATTATCATCTATATGGTTTACTATCTGTTGCACCAAAGCTTCATCTAAAAATGCTAAATCTTGAACATATGCGTTGCCACTACCAACTTTTAAACCAGGAATTAAAACCGTTTTTCCATCTTTTTCAATAGATTTATAATCTGAATATATTATAAGTGCCCCAGCTTTAGGAATATATCCAACTCTACTATTTCATCCTGCAGTAGTGTCATATTGTATACCTAACGATTGATCAATAAATTTATCATTTAAATCATTAAGTGCAGTAGCTACAATAAATTCTTTAGTATCAAAATACTCTTTTAAATCAGAGATAACATGCCGTAAACCATTTGCATTTAAAAATTTATTCTCTGACATAATGTTTTATATTAAATTCACTTAAAATAGTATCTATTTCATTGTCAGTAATAGGCTTTACTTCTTTATTTAAAGTATATATAACTTTATTAACAGATAATTGTATAGTATTATCAGTTTCTTCACCTCAGTGTGTATCTACAAGATCTGTTAATTTTTCTCAAGTTCTTTCTCCATCATATGATACTCATCAAGCGTCGTCTTCAACTTTAATTTTTGGAGTATATCCTCGAACGCCAGTTAAAACAAAATCTCATCATCTAGACGCAATTCCTATAGGACTACCATTAGAATCTAAAATAAAATTTTTTGGTTCGTTATCTAAAGTTGCAAAATGACTTTGAGAACAAGCAAGTAAACAATTATCTTTAACAATGAAATCTACATTATAGTCATCACTAAAATAGTGTGCTCCAGAAGTCCACTCTCCTGCATAATGAAAGGATTTACCTTTATAATAGTCACGAGAGTGGATTGTTCCGAAAGCGTCGTTATATTTAATTTTTATATCTTTTTTCATACCTACATAGTTTTGTGCAAAGATAATAAAAATATTTTAATTTATAAAGTATAATTATTAGTAATATTATTATCCACAAGAGTTTTTATACCAAATCTTTCATTTTCACCATCCCCTATTTTTCTATATCCTCTAAATACATCAGAATAAGCTAAGTTTGTCGAATATGTAGTTTTCTTATATCTTGTATTAAACATATTGCTAAATTTAACAAACTGATCTCTAATTCTATTTGTTGGTTCGTTACTGGCAACAGTTGTAATACAAAAAGCTTTTTCCATATTTGCGATGGAATGTGTATTAAAAGCATTTGATAATTGTGTATATATACCTGGATATTTATTACCATCCCAATAAGATGCGTAAAATAATCTTGTTATTGTTAATGTTCCAGTTAAAGGTTTAAATATTGTAGATAAGTTAGATAATTGAGGTTGCAACGTATCTTCAAACATACTTGTTAAGTTTACAACTTTTTTAGCATATGTAAAGAAATCTTCTGGAATTAAATAAGCGTCTCCCCTATTTTCAACATTATATCTATAATAACTTAATTTTTTACAGCATCTAAATAAATTTGCTAAATTTTCTGTTTCGTATACTGGTTTTAACATATATGGGCAAATTCTACCAGTTAAACCATAACCGTATTGATTGTATCCACCAGAATTATTGCTACTATAATCTCATCCTTGGACACCACTATATGCAAATAAACCTCTTATATCGCATTTAATTGTACAATATCTTAGCAAATCTGGTGGAGCAATATAATTACTAGACACAATTGGATTTCCAATGCCTCCACCTGTAGGATAAGTAACAGTTTCATATGTACAATCCGAATCAATATCCGCTAATTCGCTACTTATAGTTCTGTCTAATAATTCATAATTATTTTTAGTTATACTAGTAAAATTAGAAGGTAAATTGGATCCATCAAAAGCTCAAATAAACGTATATTCTCTATTATCGATATTATTATTAGTTTTAAATGTACCGTTTATTGATTCTGAATAATAAGTATATGGTGCGTATGAAGGATTAGGTTCTATATAAGAGTCTATATCTGTGTTAACATAAGCGGATAAATTTGAATGTTGAAAACAATATCGCATAGAAGATATTGTAGTATTAACATTTTTAGTATATACCGTATATGGTTGAGGATTAATATATTCGTATCCAACAATTTCTTCATTTTCGTAAATAGGTTCTCTTTCGTTCGTACCATAATAAGTTTTACTTACATTTTGTTCACCATGCCAGAAAAACTTATAAGGAATGTTACCACTTAATGATGGTAATTTACTATTAGTGGCTGATTCCGCAAACGCATAATCTAAAATTTGAATATTTTCACAGTTTTTAAAATTAATACTTTCGTCATCTGATAATTGATAATTAACGTTCATGTTATAAAACATTCCTGTAATATCAGTTAATTTAGTATTATTTCTAAATAAATCATTTGGTAATTTTAAATTACTATAATTAACAGATGATGTTGCATTAGCAAAAATTGCTATTAATTTCGTTGCTTTAGTATTATTTGCAAAAATATTAAATGGAAATCCATCTGCACTAATTTTTTTACTAAACCCAGCAAAACAACTGCCTGTATAATCTGGTACATCAAATGGGGCTGAAGTACTATATCCTATTTGTAAAATATTGATAAATTTAGAAAATGTATTATTGTTAAGTTCCATATTAACATAATAATCTTCTGTTATTGATCCGGTCATTCTAAAACTATTTAATAAATATTGAATAGTTGATGGATTCGAGAAGTAATTTTCTAAAATAAAATTATCACAATACGCTCTAGTGCTTACAAAAGCACCTTTTAATGTAGTTACAGTTTCTGGTATAATAAATATTTTTGAATAATCTATATATCCAACTCCATTAAAAAATCCAGTAATAGTTGCTATGGACGGCAAATTAGTAAAAAATCCTTCTAAATTTCCAGTATTTTCTTTATAATTTGTATAAGTTGATACAATTGTAGATCATGAATAATTTTCAGGAGGATTGTTTAAAACATGATTTGGAGTAAAATACGTATAACTTGTTATTTTATAATTACCATTTTTTCTTCTAAACAAATATCTATCGCATACATAACTATATGAATAGAATATACCATTAATATTTGTACAATTGATTAATGCTGAAAATAAGCCATCATCTGTTACAACGGTATTCTCGCTTATAGTAGGAGATTGTAAATATATATGATTTGAACCGGCAGAATAACCAAAACAAAATGATAAAGACGTTACCGCAGAACAATTTTCAAATAATCTTATATCAGGATTATTATCATTTTCTATATTAAAACGCCCATACGCTGTATTTTGTGGATATGAGAACAACGATCCTAAATTTTTACCATTTCCTAAATTAGAAAGTATGTAATAATAATCAAATATTGTACAATTAGTTGTAGAAAATGATTCTGTACATGTGCTTGTATAAAATGTTATATTTGTTGCATTTGGATCATCACTAAAATAATCAGATGTTATATCTTTAGGATATCTTACCCTAGTCCCATCTAATACAGATTCACCGTGCCATATTACATTTTGTAAATCAGGCCCATGAATAGAAAATTTTCTTAAATTTTTAAAACAAGCACTTACATTGATTCTTATATTTCCATAAATTCTTTCTAAATTAGTACATCCTTGTAAATTATATGATAAATAAACAGGAGACGAACTAACATTTTTTAATTTAATTACTCTAACTGCAGGATTACTTCCAAGTCTAACATATGCAGTGTTTGTAGAAGAGCTTGTAGCTAAATTAGTAAATCTTGATAAATCTAAACAACTTGTATCTGTATCGTCATCATATTCGATATATTCAACTTTGGTTTGATATAAATTTAATTTTCGTAATTTAGTAAAATCACTACCTTTTAGTATTAATCTTGTTAAACTAGTACATCCGCTTAAGTTTAATGTAGTTAACTTATCCACAAGTACAGTTAATGACGTTAGTTCTGTACAATTGGTTATAGTCAATGATGTCAATACAGGTGGATCATCTGAATGAACTACAGTTTTTAATGAAGCACAATCTGATATATTAACTGTATTAAATTCAGAAAAATTAATATTTTCTATTGTAGAATTATTAGAAATCTCCAAAGTTCCATAAGAATCATTTTCCATTTTTCCAGCAACAGATAAAGATTTTATTTTATTTTCTGATAAATTTATATCTTTTGTTCACGCAGGGCGAATATCACATGAATTAATAGACGCTCCGTTCAGCAAAACGGATTGTAAATTATTACAGTTAACTAATGTCAACGATGAACTATTTATATCACGAGCATCTATTGTTGTAACTCTAGATTCATCTACGGTTAATACTATACTAGATTTAGAAATATCTATATATGATAAATTATAAAAAGAATTATCGATTGATAGTGCTCCAATATAACCAGGACTATTTAAAACAATTTCTTTTACAGCCGGTAATACAAAATTAAATCCTCCTGTATAAACACCGTCGGTACCATTTAGATATTCTAAATATTTATTATTAATGTACAACGGATTTCCGTTATCAGAAGATGAAGAACTAACAAAGGAGTTAATACTATTTAAATCTGTTCATAACTGAGATCCACCAAAAACAGACGTTTGTTTACCATTAAATGAAGTTCTTATTGTATATGGAAAGTTATCTTTTTCTAAAAGATATTGACTAAAAAATGTAGAGCCTTGAATAATTAAGGGTGTATATGCAGGAGCTTTTACTACAAATTCTAAAACACTGGTGTCCCTTCTTCAAGGTTCGTTTGCTGCTTGGAAAATATCTTTCAATATAACAACATCCTGATTGTTTTCGAGACCGACTGTAATTCTTTTTGGTTCCATATACGTTGTATTTCCACTATAGATAATGATATCCTCATTTTCCATATTAAAATATGCATCCAATATATGTAGCCTACCTTTTAATCACTCTGTTGTTACTTCTACACCTCTACCAAATAAATATTTTGATACATTAGAAAAGCCAATTCTATTTTCGTCTGATTCTCTATAATATAAATATTTATTTCTATAATTTAGATTTAACATACAATCTGGAACACCAGCCAAATTTGATCCATAATACTTATCAATAAATTTTTTAGCTGTTTCTAGTGGACCATTAACTGTACGCCACTTTCCATAAATGGTTTGTGGAGATAAAAAATTTGGATTTGAATCATAAGCACTTAAGGCTTTTGTGTATTTTGCAATAGCAAATAAATATGAACTTGGTATATCATATCCAGTTATATCACTAGATAGAGGAAAATAATCACGATATACAGTAACTCCATTATTTACAATCGTTTCTGCAACTTTATTGACGTCTTCTGGTAAAGTTCTATCTATAAGATTGCCTTCAGAATCATATTCTTTTATGTCTGATTTTCAATAATCTGAGAAACAAAAATACGAAGTTGGGTTTCCATCATTATCTCTTCCTAAGCAAGTATCCATATCATAAAAGAATAAACCATATTCTGAATTATCCCAAGTCTTTATATTTAAGTTCTTTTGAACAGAGTCTACAAGTCCAAAAGCCATACATGTAGTATAATAATATGCTAAACTATTATAATTAAGTTTTCCTTTAATTAATGTGTCATCTGCTATACCACCTATACAATTAAATAAGTCATTGTAAGTAGCCGGGGATAAAGTTTCTATTTTTTGGTAATACATGCCTCCATTGCGTTGATATTGTATTTTGTAATCCGGCACAACATTTGGTTTATGATATAATACAGACATATCTTCTGGATTTTCCACATTATTAACAGCCTCAAATGTTTTGCCCATTTCAGAAAATAAATATCCACCACCTAATGATACAGATTCAACAAAATTTTTAATACTAGTCGTTGCTTCAGAATTATCTGCAGCTACAATATCTCCAAACATGAAATTAGCACGTTCATTATTTTGTTGAAATAAAATTGTATTATCAAATTGAGAAAAATCCCAATACTTACTATTATCCTGCACCTCAGCAGCAGCAAAACCATCTAATGGTTTTAAACCTTTTTGGTCTCCATAGCCAACCGTTGTAAACGAGAATGATGTATTAGTTGCATTATCTATATAATCTGGATTAAGCTGACTTAAGTCACAATATCCTAAATTAAAATAAGATTCTCGTCCTAAGTTGAAAGAATATACACCAAGATAATAAGTATCCACATTACTTCCATCTACAACCTCTAAATACATTAATATAGGAAAACCGTCCAAACATTGTCTAACATGTTTTAATATATCAGAAGAAGCGTTTTGTCCTATATAATAATCAAATTTATTATTTTCATTAACAAAACGTCCTATTGCTACGTTATTTGTATGGGCAGAATCAACAACATCCGCTTTTAATGTAAATTGTGTTTCATGTAAAAAACTACTATAATCGTCTCTTTGATAGTTTGGAGAAAATAACAAAATTGTTTGATCACCTTCATCAGAAGTTTCTAAACCTAATGTAAAGTTTTTAGATTTATTGTTCATTGTAGATGAACCTTGTAATTTTAAATAAAAATGATAATTACTAAATCCATCCGGAACATTTATAGCAGAAGTTTCTGTTTTATTTTTTCCCCATCTTAATTCGTTAAGTATTATTTTAGCTTTTGCAAGTTCGTCTGTAGAATCTTGAGTATAATTTCTATTAATTCAATCATAAATACTTGGCTGATTTTGTATAGTTTCCTGTATTTTAGATACTCTTGCTACTAAAGTTGGTATTTCTATGTTTCTTGCAATATTATCATATAAAGTATTTTCTACATGAACTAAATCATGATCCATATAGTAATTAACTTTATTAGTACTAGAGTCATATAAAAAATTTAAAACATTTGTATCTTCTGCTGATACTACATCCAAATCATTTCTTGATTTAATTAAATAACTATAATAGTAATAATTAATATCTGAATCATGTACACTACTTACACTACCTCCGTTATAAAAATAATCAACAGAAAAATGATTAATAGAATAGTTTCCAGGACAAAATTCAACAAGTCCTAATATTTTTACAGCGGTTGGCCATATGTTTAATGCACCTTCCAACACACCATCTAAATATATTTCATATTCATAATAAATTTGCTGTTGAATCAAATCTTCATAAACAGGAGATATTGCTATTGTTATTAAATGATAATTATCTAAATCACCGGCGCTATAATTTTCTTCTTTATGTAAGAAAAAATTACATTTTTGTTCTTGTCCACCAAATACTCCACTAAATACTATTTTGTTTTGATAAACAGTAATAAATTCATTAGTAGATACGTATTCATTACTTCTAATAATACATATAGGATCAGATGTATTATTAATTTCACTATATTGAATTCCAATATTAATTAATATATTTCCAATATTATCTGGTTTTGTTCCAAAATGATATATAATATTGTTTACATTAGAACGATAAACTTGTATATTTGATGTAGTAATTGGTTCATTAATTTCTAATGTTTTTGTAGTTTCGTAACCTTTATAAAAATATTGTAATGATGGAACAACACTAGGTTTAAATCAATTATAATCTGAACTTACTTTTTGGCAATATAAATATTTAGTAACTTCTCCAGAAAAAGAACCCATTGAGTAACGAAATGTAACACTATGTCAACCTGGTGTATCATAAGATACTTTAAGTGTAAATGTTTCACCTTCTCTACTTCTATGGGTTAACGCAGATTCTGTATCGCCGTCTTTTCAATAAACTACAGAACATTCTCTAGATTGATTAACGCCTTGATATATTCTACAACTAAACGCAATTTCTCTATTAATGCTATATTTATATATATCTTCACTCTCTATTTCAGAATCATAAATTAATCCAACTTGTGGTAACAATTTTAAATAAATTGTAGAAGGTATTAAGTTAAATGTAATAGTTTTATTTATAATTCTAGCTTCTTGATTTTCAGGAGAAATTCTAATAGAAAGTTTAACATTATAAGAATTTGCGTATTCATCATCAAGATATTTTTCTGGAATTTGATATAGCAAATATCCATTTTTATTTTCGATTGTGCCAGATATCGGTTCTTCATCTATAAATGTTCATGTATATGTACATTCTGCGTTTACAACAATATCATAATCACATTTAATATATAATCCATTTTCAGATGCACGATCTATATAAATATCATTACTTAGATATTTATCAAGATTTTCATTTACAAGTTGTAAATCACCAAATGTAAAAGGTACGACGATATAAGATGCATAGACATTTTTAATTTGTATATTATCTGTAACTTCTATAGTAATATTTCCATTTGCTGATAATTTAATTGGAATTTCTGTTTTTCAATTATTATTAGAAGATAATGTAACAACAAGCGGATTATTATTATAATTGTATGTTACATTATATTCTGAAGAACCTCCTGATACAGCAATTCTTAAAGAATAAGTAGAGGCTCCATTACTTAAACTAATAATATTTCCAGAACTAATTGGTTGTCCGTCTAATGTAGCAGTAAGGTTTCATTTAAGAGATCCTCCTCCACCACCAGAACCGCTTCCTACAGCACCATATTTATGAGTTCATTTTAATTGACTTTTTAAATCTAAAATATCCTCACTCATCTTTTCAACAACGACATCAAGATTGTTACCGGCATTTGATGCACCGGTAACAATCACATCGTTATCAGTAATTACATTTATATTACCTTTTCTTTTCATATTATATTGAAATTATTGCTGTTTCGGTTGTTGATCAAGTACAATATCTAGAATCTAATGTTTCTGTTGCATATTGAAAAGCGGGGGTTCCTGTTCCGTATTGCTGTTGCGTAAACACATGATCGTTTGCATCATCTTTAATATCTGTTATACGTAATAATTTAATTAAATATGTATTTCCAGACATACTAATAATAGAAAACATTGGATATTGTTGGTTTCCATCTGCTTTATCATCGCCATTTGCTTTTTTACCAGTTTGTGGTATTAATTTGGAAAAATGTTGATAATTACTTGGTAATTCTTTATTAGAGGTTAATTTATATCCAGTTGCCTGGCACATAAAATATGTAACACCACCTTCTAAATTATTATCAACTATCATTGGTGAAAAATATCCATCTCCAGGAACACTTGATACAACAGGACCTTTAACATATGGTTTTTTACTTGTGTTATACCCTCTCAATCCTTCTGTTTCATAATCATCAGGATATATTCAACTTGTGTTATCATTTTCTAATGTTTCTTGCATAGGCATAGGACCACTAGCACTATTTATTACAGTATCGTTAACAGTATAAAAATAATTTTCTCTAATTGGATATGTACAAGCATATGTATGTTTATGTCCACCTATACAAAGTTTAACTTGAAAGTATTCAAATAATCGACTTAATCAATGTGGAGCTTTAATATCACTTCCAGTTAATTGATTTGTATGGCTCCCAACCAAAGAAGCTTTAAATCCGTTAGTTGCTTTGCTTAATGATCGATAGTTTCCATAAACATTTGCTTGCGTTGTTAAACCATCCTTAGTAATTACAGTAAACGGCATTTCGTGACAAACAGCTATTGCATTTTTCGTATTTTTGGTATTCAACATACGATAAATCATAGTATAAATAGTTGTAAAATTATCACAATATCCAGCAGAGTTACCAGAAACCGGTATAGCTCATCCTGTATAAACATTTACTACTTGTCCATTATAATGCTTATCAAATCAATTATTACAATTTTCATAAGTTAATTCGCTATTAATCATGATGAAACGATAATTATTTGAATCAAAATAATATAAAGACGGTATATATTTTATTACTTCATCACTATCTCTAGTAATAACAGGAAGATTATCTTCGTTTACTTCATAACAATAAAATACGTGAAAATAATATCCATTTGATTTTCCAATATCGTCACCTGTACCTAAGATATTTATATTTGTATCACAAAGATCATTGTTTCCAACAACGTTCATTTGTTCCAGATGATTGAATAATACTTTACCAGCATTATAATAATCCAATCATTCATTGATTCTAGTACCATTTTGAGTCATATCTCCGGTATTTATCAATATAGGTATGATATTTTCATTAATCGTATCCGATATTATACGTTCATTAATTTTATTTGCAGCCGCCGCTCATACCTGATATTCAATTCAATGAAAACCTTGTTGATCTGTAATTTGATAAATTCTAGGAGTATAAGATGTTGGATACAACGTAAAAGTATATTCTTCTGAACAATGTTCAAAATCAGGATTGCCATTTTTATCAGCTCTGCCAACAATATAAGTATATACAGTTTTTATATCTGTCGGTAATCCAAAATTAAATTGTATTATACATTTATGAGAAGTATAATGGGTTCCGTCTCCTGGAAAATTACCTACAATTCTTTTATAAATACTATTTATCGCTACTGAACCAAATTCTTTTCTTGCAATATTTTCCGATGACATTGTTTTATTTTCATCTCCAGATTTATAAGATTCGAACTTTAATCAATTATTTTCACCATTTTTTATAAAAACGTATTCATCGAATTCTCCACAAGATATTCAATTAAAAGTTCTTGTAGTATATATATCTATACCAAAAGAACAAGTAACCATATTTGGTTTATTTTTATCTAATTTTGTTTTGTCAACAGAAACATTTTTATGTTCTTTTGATGATTTTGGAGTAAATAAATTTACAGGATATTTATCATCAGAATTAGGAAATTCGATATATTCTTTATCTAAATTTAAATATTGAATATCATTTGTAACATTATCTAATCTTATTCTAGAACTATCATATTGTGTTAAAGCTTGATATGCTTGCTTTGCCGGGTCAAGTTCAAATGTATTTTTTGTTATAGTATTGCTGTATGAACTACAAGTATTTTTACCTCATGTTCCTGCTGTAGTAGCAGGGTGTTTATTAAAGAAAATTGCATCTATAAAATTATATACATAAAAATATGGAGCTTTTGTGTCAGCGCTATTAGATTTTTTAAATACAGTTGCTGCTCCAACCTCACTTCCATTTACTTCGTTACCATAAGTTAATGCAAATCCATAAAAAGCTGTTGTATTGTGAGTTAAATCTAATAATTCTCCGTTTATGTATCATTCTTTATCAAAAGAATTTACATTAATAAACACATCTTCATCTAACTCAGGATCTGCATATTTTTTACATCTAATTAAATATGTACCTCATGCAGGAAGAATTCCGTCTAAAGCCAAATGTTCACAATCAAAAATAGAATCGTTTGTTTCATTAGGATGCACATAATGTAAATAACATCCTTCTAAAGGAAAATCTTTATCAGATGTATTTTCTAGTTCTATATATCCATGAGAGCATCCAAATTTAGTATCTCCCACTAATGGCGCATAAATAGCTCCTATTTTAATTCTATCCGAATTTAACTTTAAATCGCCACCAGTAGTAGGATTTATATTATTTTCAGTAGCAAATAATTTTGCAACAAAACCTCTTATTTCTTCATTTGTACTTAATTCAGGAGATAGAGATGCTACTCTATTTGCTAATGTAGAAGCCGGTAATTCTTGACTATTTAAATTTCCTTCTGAATCTACAGTAAATTTAAATTTCTTATTTGTATCACTATTAATGAAGGTAACGTCTGAAATATTTGATAATTGTAATCCGTTATTATCAATATATACAATGCCAAGTTCCTCCAATTTATCAATCATTTCTTGTTCTGTCATACCACTATCAGGTTTAATGCTAGACCCACTTATAGGAACTGGGCCATTTTTTCCGTTAATTCATAATATATTTTGATCATCTTGTCATACCAATTCGTTAATTTGAAGTCTATCTGTTATAGATTCTAATTCACTTAATGATTTTACAGCTCTAATTGTAATATGGGCAGCTCTATATTTATATCCACTGTCATCAGGTTGGCTTTGAATAACCTCATGACTAAAATCTTGATATTTAGAATATGCGTTAAATTTATAAATAGATAAGCTATTAAACGTAACCGAATTTATATAATATTTACCACTAATTTCATATAAATTCTTTTGTAAAGAATTAGTATATAAATTATAATAACCTTCTTTAATTATTCTATTAGTATTAAAATAACCAATTGAAATTCATATATAGTTTTTGCCATATTCTGTATTATCTTCTTCTAATAACATTTTCCTAGAAACAAGAATACAAATATTATACTTTTCGTTTAATGTATTATAATTGCTAACAATTGAATTTAAATCAATACTAATATCAGAATTTAAATCAAACCGTTCTTTTAAATTTATAATTATATTTGGCTTATCTACAGTAAGATATAAAAAAATTTTTGTATCTGTTATTTCTTTGTATGCGTTTGAAATTGCTTCAGTTGTAGATGCACTAGTTAATATTTCAGCATATCCTGTACTATCATAATTTATAGCAGATCTAGGTTCTAATTGAATAAAAGGATCTTCAAAATCAATTGTAGCATCCGATATTTCCGATAAATCATCTTCTTCTATAGATCATAAAGGTTCGTCTTCTTGAATACTAGAATATTCACTAACTATTTCCGATGATACTGTATCAGTTCCGGTATAAGAATCTATTCCAAATCGAAATGAATTTTTTAATCTTACAACTTCCGCCTGTAGTTTTCTAATTGCAGAAAATAATATATTTAAGTAAGTTCCACCTAATCCATTATCTGTAATATCTGTTTCATCCGGTATTAAAACATAATCATCAACAGCACTTTCTTCAGGTAAATAATCTAGCATTTGTTGTGTCATCATAGGTAAACCTACATTAATGCCAATTGCTAAATCTTTAGCTGGAATATAAGCGTATGCTCCAGATAAATAAATAATTTTAAGATAAGGTTCTCCAATTACAACAGAATCGTCCAATGCTTTGTCTTCTTCTGTTGCTGAAGAAATATATGATGAAGAAGACACAATACCTTTATTATCTAATCCTAAAACAAATTCTCAATAAGAAGAATCTACATCTGAAATTTTACCATCAATATATATTATTTTTGGTTCCAATTCACTTGACGACATATGATTCTTTCTACATACAAGAACTGCATTATTGTACACTACAAAATCAGTAACGTAAGAATCGTTATAGTAATATTTACCTTCTTTCCAATGACCTGCTCAATTAAAAGAATGGCCTCTCTCAAATTGATTTGAATATGGAAGTTTATTATAAGTTGTCATAGAATTGGAAAATTTGCATAGGATCCGTACTTCCCACTTCTACATATTTTAAATACATAATAACGTGGCAAAGTTCTCTCATTTGCCTTAATCTGGCTTCATTATAAGGATAGCCGATGTTTAAATCGGCTATCTCTTGTTTTAATAAATTATATAAACGTTTATACAGATTTTCCACAACCGCATCCTTTTATATCATCAATAAAATCTTCACATAAACTATTACATGTACGTAAACCGTTTAACAATCTATAGGCTTCCAAAAATTGTCTATTAGATATCAAATAAGTAAGTACTGTGACAGCAGCCATTAAAATATCAGCTTTTGTATTAATACTAGAAACAATATCGCAATCAGCTTTACAGTTATTTTTTAATCAGTTTGCGATACGTTGCTTTTCAGTAAGAACATAGCATTTAATTAAATTATAAATACTAAAGACATAATCGTCGAATCAAAAAGCATTTCCTGTATTTACATCATTTACATAATCAAATGCTGTTGTAAAATCAATTTCATGTTCTCCGTCTTCATCATATAAAAACAAATTAACTCCATCTGAATATACATCAGAGCTTCCTCTATGATCACGAACAGGAACTATAATTTTTTGGTAGTGATAAAATCCATCTCTAGGCAATTCAAAAACTTTATCAGCTTTTAAAGTATTAATAGAATCGGCATTACTTATATTTTGAGCAACAATTGTTAATTTTTCATCATCCTCTGAGAATTCAATAACTCTTTCATATACAACATGATTAAGATCTGGTTGAGCTTCTTCAATTCAACGTTCATAAGGAGACTGATCAACTACATACAAATCGCCATTATTATCAATGCCAATTTCCATAAAAAGTCTACTATCCATATTATAAGTCTTTTACTTTATCGTTATAAGGATTACCGTCAGATAATTGTAAAAACTCAACATCAACTTGACGTTCTTTTGCTTTTGCAATACGATCATCGTACTCCTTCTTGTTTCTCATTTCTTGTTCTTCAATTGCAACTCTTTGACGTTCAATTTCAATCTTAGCATTACTATTCTTTTCAAGCTGTTTCTTAAGATTATTATTTTCTTCTTGAAGTTGATTAGCTTGTTTACTAAGTTGTTGAACCTGTTGCTGCAATTCTTGTGCTTGCTGCTGTAACTGACCAATAGTATTATTTTCTTCTTTCTGAGTTTTAACAGCGTCAGAAATATAATTACGAAGTTCTGTTATATTTTTAGCAAGCATGATATTTACTATCATTGTTGGATCTGCCTGACCAGCTTTAATAAGTTCCATACTAGATGCACGAAGATTTTCTTTTGCTTGAAATAATTCAGTACTATCTTGAATATGAATATCAAAATCAGTCATTGTATAATATTTAGGCAATGCTGTAAATATTTGATTTAATTTATTACCATTAATTAATGTACCGCAAATACCTTTTTTGTATACTATTTTAGCAAGATTTAACAAATCATAATTTACCTCTTTATATAGTAAGTCCATTGCAGAAAAATACTGTTTAGTTAGTAAAGTAGATTGTCTAATACCAACTTTTACATTACTAACAGCGTCTCTTTGTTGAATACCTCCAAGTTTTTCTGCAAATACACCAGTAATAGAACTAGCTTGATTTTCTATACTTTGTAGTACTAAGTCAAAAGCTTGAATCATTTGAGCTTTAAGTGTATCGTCAAATCCATTAAATGTAGTATTTAATAGTTGAGCTCCTTCTTGAGAAGAATCAAATAAACCCATTCCTTGCTTCTTATAAGCAAGTCATTTTTGTAATCTTTCAGGTAATTCTTCTCCTAAAAATACAGGCAAGTGATTTACATCAACTCAATCACCTAATGTACCACTATTAGCAATTAAACTATCTCTATAGAATAAGGTTAAATCATAATGTATTTTGTTCAGTGCAATTCGCTATTTTGCACCCGCATATGCAGCTCATATTTTCATATGAGATCAGACTATATCATATATTATAAATTTTCAATAACAACGTCTAATAAATTTTTACCGAAGCATTCTGTTGAACTATCGTTTTCTCAAATTTTTGGTTGATAAAGAAAAGGTTTAATTAATTGTTTTAGTTCAAATTCTTTTTCTCAGCATTCGGTATAAGAGTTATAAGTATGTAAGTACAATTCATCAACTTGATAACCCATTTTTTTATAATCTCTATATCTTCGAGGATTTCCATTTTTTATATATGTAATACCTAATTTATAAAAAGATTCAAATTCATTTGTTAATTTTATAACGTACAAAGTATCACTTTTTGTTCAATTTGTATTACATTTTATACATCCACAGCCTTCAAATACATAATCATTATCAATTTCAACTTCTCCATGAATTGGGCATATTAAAGTGCACTTACCTTCATGTCGGTTAGTAGAGTGAATAATAAAATCGTATTTATAATCATATAGCATCCTTAACTGATTTCTCATATATTCTTTTCTATTTATAGCGCTTCTAACATTAGGCTCATGCCCAGCCATTAGAGCATCAGGATAAGTTGATACTATACCATATTTAGTTTCAAATAACATATCTTCTTTCATTGCAATATATTCAGAAACCGGCTTAATTTTTTTGGCAATTTCAGGATATTTATCTCTCAATTGATTCATAAAATACTCAGTTTTATTTAAAGCACATTTTATAGTAGGTCTTGCACTAAATATAAAATTGGCTTGTTTTAATTGTAAAACTCCGTATTTATCTTTTACTAATATTGGAGAAGATAAATTTTTATATCTTCCTATAACTTCAATATCTCCATTATAGAGATCATTTACTTTTTGTTTGTACTCAACTTCATTAAGTCTATTTTTAGGCATAACTACTTATTTTTTAATTTACGTTGTTTTATAATATTCCCGCGCTTCGAATTCGCTTGAATTCTACATAATAGTCGTTGAACCTTCCTTAAATAAGGCTTGGCTGCTGATTAGCATGACATAAAGTTTTAGCTTTCCAGCAATTCACGGGATTTAGACAGGACCATTATCTTAATCCTGTAAGTCCATAGTATTTACAATCAAACTAAAAGGTGCTCCATTTTTGTCTGCAAAAAAGATTCCGTTTATTGATAAAGTACAATCTTTTGGATTAGACACACTTCTAACTACATTTTCGGATTCCCCACGTACTATATAAACTTCTTCTCCAATTTTAATACCTTCATGACGAACTAATTTATCTTTTTCATATTCAATTCATTCGCACTCATATACAGGTAATAAATTGGCATTGTAGTTATAATAGGGATCGACAACCTCTCTAATAGGACAAACTTCTAAACCTCCTAGTAAACCAGGTGATTGTCCACGAGGTATTTTATTAAAACCATCACCAGCAGCTGCTCTAACATAAATGTGCCGGTTATCTCTATTACTAGGATGTGTATTATTAATTAATATATTACGAGCTTCAGATGTAAGCTCTTCATCATATTCATTTAAGATCTGATCTATAGTTAACCAACGTCTAGTAAAAGCTCTAGGTGAACGATTTAAGTAAAAGTCATTATGATTTCTTTCAATAAAAGTATCTAATGGATTTAGTATTTCCAGCCTTAGATTATTTTTACCTCCAGAAGGTCTAACTCGATAATAACATACTCCAGCTATTAATAAGTCAGTAAGCAATTCACGCATCTTATTTTTTAAATCAATATCACGTGAATTTTTAATATAATTTAATATATTCTGCGCAGCAATCTCATATTCAGATACATAGTTATCAGAAACTTCTTTTTTAAGCCTTGCTATTTCTTGATCAAAAAACGGATCATTTACTACTTCTTTATTTTCTAGTAAAACTTGAATAATTGCATTTTGAAGTTTTTGTTTAAAGCGTTCAAAAACAGCAGCATGAATTTTTAACTGTTTATCACGCATTATATCTGAAACAGTTTTCTCATCTTTGCAAGATATCTGTAAATCAGGGTCTAACTCTAAATATTCTCCGACAAGGACATCTATATGTTTCTTGATTAATGGAGTAAATGTAACTGAAGTTGGTGTCCCAATTCCATAATTATCTTCAAGATGCTTAAATTGTTCCGCATCACGAATACAATGATAATAATTATATGCTTTTTTTAATTGGACTTTATCGTAAATTAAATCGTTTATACATTGATTAATCTTTTCGATTTCCTTGTCTTTATTCATTTTAGTCCTTTATACAATTTTGTCCAACGAACTCTAGATTTGCCTTTCAGAATTTAACAGTTTGAAGTTTTCGAGACTTTATTTCTTTTCTAATAAATTCTTTAAATTCTTCTTCTGTGCCTTCATGCGCTAGAATCATTGGGGTCATTTCTAAATCTAAATAGAGGAGTAACATTCATAACGTACTGTCATTAATCGGTTCAGTAATAACTCTAAGTTTTCCAATATACTTACCATCAATAACCTCCTCAATAATTTCCTTAATTTGCTTTTCAATTTCTGTCATTTGGTATCACTCCTCAACGTCTATAACCATTTTCGTCAATATAATAACCTATATCTCTTCATTGATTTTTAATAGTATTTAGAACAGTTGGACTTAAACCAGTCATATCTTCATCACCAATTTCTGCGCATATCATTGCAGCAATCATATCAAATTTACGTTTGTTTTCATATGAATAGTTTAATAACTCATCTAACATATCTTCAAAATCAATAGTATATCAATAATCATTTAAAAAGTTTTGTATCAATTCAAGACCATGCTGAATCATAGCTGGTGTAGCTTGTAAACCCATTAATTGTTTTTTAGGATTTCTTATTCCTCCTGCTAAAGCAACTTTAGGTCGAGGCATAAAATAATGTCCCATATTATGTTCTTTAAAATAAGTTTGAATTGAAAACTTAGTTTGTTCAAGTAACGCTTTACAGTTATATCATACTAAAAGTCGCATTGTAATTTCAAAGGCTTCACGTATATTATTTGGTCTATCTTTATAGATAGCTACATATTTAGGAGGATTTTGCCCAAATTGACGTTTCTTAATCACAACGCAAAAATCAGATACATCATAATCTGTTGCAGATTCTGCTTTACCCATATCAATAGCATCTATACCTGCTACATATAAGTTTTTAAAAGGTTGACCTTGTTCATCTAGTACAGGAGGTTCTACTACTAATAATTTAGAATCAGGATGTTCAGCAGCTCTAACTTTTTTTACTCCAGATGCATTATCTCAAAACAAAGCCATTGGTTTTGGTTTAATATAATCTCCATGAACTTTTATTTGAATCATTCGTTCTGATATTACTACAGAATCAAATATATTATCACCATGTTTAGATAATGCTTCACGAGGTGTAAAACAGTGTTCTGCACATTCATTTAAGAAGTCTTTATCTGTTAATTTTTCACGCTGAGCTATATAAAATTTTTTAAACTCTATATGATTTGTTACTCCCCGCTTGTCTAGATATTCTGAGGTTAATGCAAACTTATGAGCTGGTATAAAGAAAGAAACTAATTCTGGCTTACCATCATCGGTATCATAATTTTTGAAAGGTAAAATATTATACGCTTCTGGTTTTGCAAACATATTAGAAAGTCCATTGAGTGCAATGTCATCGCCTCCTGT